AACGTAAACCAGCTAGTTTTAGAGGGTTTATTCGGTCCAGTGAATAAAGTAGTCAAAACCAAGAAATTAATTGAAAAAGGATACCTTTCTAATTTAAAAATCAATATCCTTTTACTACAACATGGGTATTCGTCATTTGAGTCGTATCAAGAGGAAATAGACTATATTTGTCGTCATCAACGACGAAACAATTATATTAAAAAATTAGCAATAAACCAAGAGGGAAATACTCTAGTTCTTTTTGCTATGGTAGAAAAGCATGGCAAAGTATTATATGATTTAATAAATAGTGAAGTGGGAAATCAAAGAAAAGTATTTTTCGTATATGGTGGTGTTGATACAGAAGAAAGAGAATTAATTCGTGAATTAACAGAAAAAGAATCTAACTGTATTATTATTGCTTCATATGGTACTTTCTCTACTGGTATCAATATTAGAAATTTACATAATATAATCTTTGCTTCTCCAAGTAAATCTAGAATTAGAAATTTACAATCAATAGGAAGAGTTCTTAGAAAAGGAGAAAATAAATCAAAAGCAAAATTATTTGATATTGCTGATGATTTTTCCACAAAGGATAAAAAGAATTATACATTAAATCACTTAATTGAAAGAATTAAAATTTATTCTGAAGAACATTTTGAATATGAAATAATTCCAGTAAATTTTAAACCAGAAAAATCATGAATGAATTTTACGGAATACTAAAACTAATAGATGGAACAGAGCTAGTAGGAACAGTATTATCATGCGAAAGTGAAAATGGATTTGTAGTTGAAAATCCTTTTGAAATCAATGTTGAATTAATAATGACTCCTGCAGGAGAAATGTATAAGGTTGATATGAGACCTTGGATTAAGTTTTCAAAAGAAGATATCTTTTTTATTGAAACACAAAAAGTATTTACTGTTGCAGAAGCAGATGAAAAAATCCTAAGACTTTATCGTAATACTTTAAGAAAGTACCTTAATGAAACTGATGATAATAAAGTTTCACTTGATAAAGAATTAGGATTTAAAATTAATATTAATGATGCTAGAAAGATACTAGAGCAGTCCTTTAAACTTAATATAGATATCTAATACTTATAAGTATCTAAATTAAATCTGACCCTCAACAGAGTCATTATACACATATTTGAGGGTCTTGTCAAGGGGTATTGCAAAAGCTCTGATTTTGTGTTACAATAACCACAGTTGCATAGACCACATTGAATGAAGAAAAAAGAACACTACGTAAATAACAAAGATTTTCTAGATGCTTTGGTTATTTACAGAAATGAAGTAAAAAAATCAAAGGAAGAAGGTCTACCCAAACCTAAAGTTCCAAACTATATTGGAGAGTGTTTTCTTAAGATTGCTACTCATCTATCATATCGTCCTAACTTTGTCAACTACATGTTTAAGGATGACATGATATGTGATGGCATTGAAAATTGTCTGCAGTATATTGATAACTTTAATCCAGAAAAGTCTACTAATCCATTTGCATATTTTACTCAGATTATTTACTTTGCTTTTCTACGCAGAATTCAAAAAGAAAAGAAGCAATTAGAAATTAAAACAAAACTTCTTGAAAGGTCTGGATTTGATGAAGTATTTGCTGCAGACAGCAGTGTAATGGGATTTAATATGTCTGACATGAATAGTATTAAAGAAAATCTTGAATATCGCAATAATCGCTAACACGGAGAACTGACATTATGAATTTAGTAGCAATTATTACTGATACTCATTATGGTGCAAGAAAAAATTCCAAAGAATTTCATGATTATTTCAATCTGTTTTACGAGAATGTTTTCTTTCCTACTCTAGAGAAATATAATGTATCAACAGTAATACATCTTGGAGATGCATTTGATAATAGAAAATCAATTGATTATCAAAGCTTTGAATGGACTAAGAAAAATATTTTTGATAAGCTGAAAAATTATACGGTACACATGATAACTGGAAATCATGATTGTTATTTTAAAAATACTAATAAATTAAATGCACCATCTTTGTTATTAAATTCATATGATAATATTTCTGTGTACGATGAAGTTTGTGATATAGATATATTAGGAACTACCATTACAATGGTTCCTTGGATTAATTCAGAGAATGAGACCAAGGTAATGTCTCACCTTCAAAATACTAAAAGTAATGTTGTGATGGGACACCTTGAAATCAATGGCTTTGAAGCTCATCCAGGACATACTTTTGATGGGGGATTAGAACGAAATATTTTTCAAAAATTTTCTCAAGTTTTTTCTGGTCATTTTCATCACAAATCGGTAATGGATAATATTCATTATCTTGGAAATCCATATGAAATAACATGGAGTGATTATAATGAAAGAAGAGGGTTTCATTTATATGATTTAGATACTGGAGAAATAAAATTTTTCCAAAATCCATATAAGATGTTTAGAAAATTTTACTATAATGATAAACAAAATGATTATATAAATTTTGATTTATCTGAGTACAAAAATACTCATGTTAAAGTAATAGTAGAAAATAAAACAGATACTTACTTATTTGATAAAATTATTGAGAAATTCTATTCTATTGGAATCTATGATTTAAAAATTATAGAAGACAATACAATATTTGATTCTGACGATGAAATAATAACTGCAGAGCATGAAGATACATTATCAACTCTTCAGAAATTTATAGAAGATATGAAAGATAATTATGATAAACCACAATTAAAAACTATTGTAAAATCAATTTATGTGGAGGCATGTGAAGTTCAATAATGTATATTCTAACACTCAAAGGAAAAAAACATGAAGGTGCATATGCCGTAGAAACATCCGATGGAAGTAAAGTTCTTCAATTGTTTGTTGACCACGACGATGCTTTGCGCTATATTGGGTTGTTAGAAGCAGATGGGTTTCCAGAAATGGAATCTCTTGAAATTGAAGAAGAAGATGCTATTGCAGCATGTAAAAATTTTGGATATAATTATTGCGTAATTACTCCAGAAGACTTTGTAATTCCACCAGAAACAGTTAGTTATGATTTTATTTAAAAAGGTCACTTATTCAAATTTTCTTGCAGTAGGTAATACACCAATTAGTATTGATTTGAATTCAACTTCAACTACTTTAATTGTTGGTTCCAATGGAGCTGGAAAGAGCACTATTATTGAAGCTATAATTTTTGCTTTATTCAATAAGTCATTTAGGAAAGTAAACAAAAATCAGTTAATCAATTCTGTAAATGAAAAAGATTGTAAAGTAGAACTTGAATTTAGTATTGGTTCAAAAGAGTACAAAATTATTCGTGGGCTCAAGCCAAATATTTTTGACATCTATGTAGATGGAAATCCATTAGACCAACTTGCTGCAAATTCAGACCAACAGAAATACTTAGAGCAAAATATTCTGAAACTAAATTACAAATCATTTACTCAAATTGTAATTCTTGGTAGCAGTACGTTTGTTCCCTTCATGCAACTTCCTGCTGCACATCGAAGAGAAATTATTGAAGACCTTTTGGATATTCGTATCTTTTCTACGATGAATGTAATTCTAAAAGATAGAATTAAGACAAATAATGAAATGATTAAAACCTTTGAGAATGAAATTGAATTCTTGAAGGAAAAAGTTAAGATGCAAAAGAATCATATTGACTATATTTCAAATCAGTCTCAAAAAAGTATTGAAGATAAACAAACACAAATTAAAGACTATGAATTTCAGATATTAGAATGTAATACTCAATACGATTCTATCTGCGAACAGTTAGATGAAAAAAATAAAGAGTTAGCAAATATTCCAAAAGTTAATATTAAAGATTTAGAGAAGTACAAGACAAAATTCTTGACAAAATTATCTGACTATCAGAACAATAAAGAATTTTATAATGAAAATGATACATGTCCAACTTGCCAACAAGATTTAACTGCTGAAGTTAAAACAAAACATATTACTAAATGTAATTCTCAGATTGAAAAATTAGAACAATCAATTCAAGAAGTAGAAGCTAAAATTGAAGAGTCTCAATCAATCATTGATAAATCTCAGAAAATTTTGTCAGAGATTAATGAATTGACAATTCAAATGGCTTCTCAAAATTATAAATGTAAAGGTCTTGTAAAATTTATTGATTCTTTGAAGGAAGAGATTGGTAAAATTTCAGAGTCTGATAAAGACATTGCAGTTGAAAAACAAAAATTAACTTCTCTTGCATCTGAAGGAGTTACTTTAAAGAAGAAACTGGATAAGATGAAATTGAATAAAAATAATTACGAAGTAGTTTCAAGTCTTCTTAAAGATACTGGAATTAAATCAAAAATTATTAAAAAGTATCTTCCAGTAATGAATCAGCTTATCAATAAGTATCTTCAATTAATGGACTTCTATGTAAACTTTAATCTTGATGAAAATTTTGAAGAGACTATCAAATCTAGATTCAGAGATGATTTTAGTTATACTTCATTTTCAGAAGGAGAGAAAATGCGAATTGATTTGGCTTTGATGTTTACTTGGAGAGCAATTGCAAAATTAAAAAATTCTGCAAATACTAATTTATTGATTCTTGATGAAGTATTTGATAGTTCTCTTGATATATCTGGAACAGAAGATTTTCTTCGTATTATTCGTGGTGGTATTGATGATGGAAGTAATATATTTGTTATCTCCCATAAAGGAGACCTTCTCCATGATAAGTTTGAAAGAGTTTTGAAATTTGAGAAAGTGAAGAACTTCAGCAAGGTTAAAGAAATATAAGTTATCCTTATGGTCCAACCCATTGACTTGCAGGGTTGGACCTGTTACTATGAGTGCAACGAATTGAGGCACCCATGTCCGACATCAAACAATCCAAGAGTATTCTTGCGAAACTTCTTGCAACTGAGAACCTTACTGTAGAACATCGTTCAGTTGCTACTGCAAGCTTCGATACTCATAATCGTGTTCTGACTCTTCCTGTCTGGGATAGTACCTCTGATGATGTTTATGACCTTCTTGTTGGTCATGAAGTAGGTCATGCTATCTATACTCCAGACCTTGTTGGGCAAGACTTGAATCTTCCTCATAGTTATATGAATGTGGTGGAAGATGCTCGTATTGAGAAGCTAATGAAGCGAAAGTATCCTGGTCTTGCTCGTGCATTTTATCGTGGATACTCTGAACTGAATGACCAAGACTTTTTTGAAATTAAGTCTATTGATGTAAATTCTCTCAAATTTATTGACAGGATTAATCTATATTTTAAACTTGGCAATGTGAGTAGTGGAGTCTTTATTGATTTTTCTCCAGAAGAACAAGTATTTGTAACTAAAATTGCAGCAGCAGAAACCTTTGAAGATGTTATCAACATCGTTAAAGAACTTGTTGAACACGTTCAACAAGAAACTGAAGTGCAACTTGAAATTTCTACTGGAGATTGTGATAACTCCGATGGTGAAACTGAGCAAATGGATTCTCAGACTGATGAATCTCAAAATAGTCAAGTAACAGAGAATCAAAGTAATAGTTCTCCTAATGAGGGGTCTGACAAAAAGGAAAATTCTCCTTCCGATGCTACTCAGTCTACTTCTAATAATTCTGGGATTGAGCAAGACTTTAGCTCTAAAACTGATGCAGCCTGGTCTAAGAACCAGAAGCAACTTGCTAATATGAATAGTAATAATTATATCTATCTACTTCCTCCAGAAATTAATGTAGATAATCACATTATTAATTGGAAAGAATTTGGAGAAGACCTTCCTAATATTTTTGCTGAACTTGTTCGGCAAGCGAATCCTACTGGATATGCCAACAAAGATTATTACAAATCTTTGTACAAGAAATCAGAATCTGATTACAAAAAGTACAAAGAAGAATCTAAAAAGTCAGTTTCATATCTCATCAAAGAGTTTGAAATGAAGAAGCGAGCAACCGAATATAATCGGTCTGCTACTGCTGGAACAGGTGTTCTTGATACAAATAAAATGCATTCTTATAAATGGAATGATGATATTTTCAAGAGGATTACTGTACTACCTAAAGGTAAATCTCACGGTCTAATCATGTATATTGATTGGTCTGGCTCTATGCAAGGAAATCTTGTGGGAACTGTCAAGCAACTGTTTAACTTGATTCAATTCTGCAAAAAAACTCAAGTTCCTTTTGAAGTGTATTCTTTCAACGATAAGAATGTTGCACAGAATTATGCTAAGTTGTCTAGGAGCAAAACTCTAAAAATTAAAGAAAATCAAATTTATATCAGTAATGATTTTCTCCTGGTGAATTTTCTGAGCAGCAAAATGAATACTGCTCAACTAGAAAAGCAAATGCAAAACATCTGGAAACTTTCTTATCTTCTAGACACCAGAGTATATCTTCCTTATGAGTATGGTCATTATGATTTGGGAAGCACTCCTCTGAATGAATGTGTATTTGCTGCTATTCCTTTGTTCGACCAATTCAAAAAAACTTACAAAGTAGATAAAGTAAATACAGTTTTTCTAACTGATGGAGAGTCAAATTCAGTTTCATATAATCGTCCATCACATCATGGGCAACGAAATATTGTTCATTCTGGTTGGATGCAGCACAATGATATTCTTTGTTTCCAAGACAGGAAGCACAAAATCACAATGATGAACATTACTAAAAATGGAAGTATTGGAGTTACATCTTCATTTGTCGATTACTATCGTCAAGTAACTGGCTCTAATGCAGTTGGTTTCCGACTTATTGATTTCTATGCAGCTAAGTCTTTTGTTGCTCGTCATCTAAAAGATGAGTATTCTTCCTGGAGTAGTGTATCTGCTGAATGGTCTAAAACTAGGTCTTTCACTTCAATTTCAATGGGATATAATGAATTGTATTTCATTGAAATTGGAGATTCTACTCCTACAGAAGATGACCAATCTCAAATTCCAGCAACTGGTAATGTGACCACCACATTTAAAAAACAAATGGGTAAGAAGGCTTACAATAAAATCATCTTATCTAAATTCGTCGAGCAAATCGCTTGACTTCCCTCCCCCTTTCCCCTATACTACATTCATACCACACGAGGTTAATTTTATTATGACTCAACTGACTGACCAACTTATCGAAAATCTTTCTGCTGTCTATGGCGAAACTGTTACTCGCCAACAACTGATTGAATATGCTGCAAGCTCCAATACTTCACTTGCGACTATTTGTAAGGCTCTAGAGACTCATAAATCTGGTCGTGGAGTTTGGAATCTGACTGCTGTTGAAACTCTTGAAAAAACTTTTAATTCTATGTCTGCAACACCTGCAACTCCAGTAGTTAGCTTTATTCCTCAGAAAGATAAGAACTATGTTTCTTTCGGTAACTTCACTGATGTGAAGCGGATTGTAAAGTCTGGTATGTTCTACCCTGTTTTTATTACTGGTCTGTCTGGTAATGGTAAAACTGTGAGTGTTGAGCAAGCATGTGCCCAGCTAAAGCGTGAACTGATTCGGGTTAACGTGACTGTCGAGACCGATGAGGATGACCTTCTGGGTGGCTTCCGCCTGGTAGATGGTGAGACTGTATGGCACGACGGTCCTGTGGTAAATGCCCTCAAGCGTGGTGCAGTTCTACTACTTGACGAGATTGACCTTGCCTCTAACAAAATCATGTGCCTCCAGTCTGTGCTGGAAGGTAAGGGTGTTTTCCTCAAGAAAATCAATCAGTATGTCAAGCCTGCTGCAGGGTTCAATGTGATTGCTACTGCAAACACCAAAGGTAAAGGTTCTGATGATGGTCGCTTCATTGGCACCAATGTGATGAACGAAGCTTTCCTTGAGCGTTTCCCAATCACCTTTGAGCAGGCATATCCTTCGATGTCTACTGAGAAAAAAATTCTCATGAACCTGATGAAGACTTTTGAGACTGTGGATGAGGAGTTTGTAGATAAGCTAATTGTCTGGGCAGATACCATTCGTAAGACCTTCTATGATGGTGGTGTAGACGAAATCATTACCACTCGTCGTCTGGTTCACATTGTTCAGTCATTCGCCATCTTCAAAAATCGCAAGAAGGCAATCAACGTTTGCATCAACCGATTTGATGATGACACCAAGAGTTCTTTCCTAGACCTCTACAAGAACATTGATGCTTCTGTTACAGATATTACTGAAGAAGCAACAGTAGAAACTAATGAAGAGGTTGACACCGTTTTCTAAATCGTGTATAATACGGGGAGTTCTTCTCCCCATTTTTTATTTGGAGATTATTAATTATGCAATGGAAGTACAACGAGGAAAAAATCCTCAAAGATATTGAAGAGTATGTTGTGAGCACCTATGGAAGCCATTATTGTGGTCACGAGGATGAATATAGCGAAATTCAGACTATTGACCTAATGGCAGCAAAAGGTCTTGCACCAGATTTCTGTCAAGCTAATATTCTTAAGTATGGCAGCCGATATGGTGATAAGGATGGTCACAACAAACGAGACCTTATGAAGGTGATTCATTACGCAATGCTTCTACTTCATTTCGATAGGCATTATTCTCGTACTAACAATGGTCTACAGGAGTTTAAGTGAATATGAAAATTTCTGATAAAACTAAGAATGTTCTGGAAAATTTTTCAAATATCAATTCATCAATTGTAGTAAAAAAAGGTAATGTTCTAAAGACAGTTTCTCCACAAAAAAACATTATAGCAGTGTATGAATGTGAAGAATCTTTTGAACATAACTTTGCAATTTATGACCTTGGACAATTTCTTGGTGGTCTGACAATTTTCAAAGATGCAGATTTTGATTTTTCCAATGAAAAGTATGTAGTCATCAGTAGTGGCAAATCTAAAGTAAAGTATTACTACTGCGATGCTTCTCTGATTACTACAAGTCAGAAAGAATTACCTGACCTAACTGTTGATGTTCAATTTAATCTTTCAAACGATATTTTAAATTCTATCAACAAAGCAGCAAAAATTTATGACCTCACCGATATCTCATTGACAGGTGATGGAACTGAAATGAGTCTGATTGTAAAAGATAAAGAAGATGTAACTTCAAATAATTTTTCAGTTGTTGTTGGAACTACTAGTAAAATTTTTACTGCAAATTTTAAAGTTGAAAATCTGAAAATCATTCCAGATAACTATACTGTACAGATTTCATTCCCAAATGTGTCAACATTTATTAGTTCTAATCATAAACTAACTTATCTTATTGCATTAGAACCAGATTCTTCAATTATGGAGTAAAAAAATGTCTCGTAATGATTTTTTGTGGGTTGAAACATACAGACCAGTAAAAATTGAAGATTGTATATTACCAAAAAATATTAAAAAAACTTTCCAGAATTTTGTAGATAATCAAGAACTTCCAAATCTACTTCTTTCTGGTCCTCCAGGAATTGGAAAAACTACTGTTGCTAAGGCTTTATGTCAAGAATTAGGAGTTGATTGTTATGTCATTAATGGGTCCGATGAGGGCAGATTTCTCGATACGGTACGAAACAAAGCAAAGAACTTTGCATCGACCGTATCACTGGAAACAACTGGTAAACCAAAAGTCATCATTATTGATGAAGCTGACAACACAACCAACGATGTACAACTCTTACTTAGGGCAAACATTGAGACGTTTCATCGCAATTGCAGATTCATCTTCACCTGCAATTACAAAAACAAAATCATTGAGCCTCTACACTCAAGGTGTGCAGTCTTTGACTTCAACATCACAGGAAAAGAAAAAGCAAGAATTGCTGCAGAATTCTTCAACCGTATCAGGACTATTCTTGAGAAAGAAAATGTTCAATATGATGAAAAAGTTATTGTTGAAGTAATAAATAAATTCTTTCCAGACTGGCGTAGAATTTTAAATGAGCTACAGAGATATTCTTCTGGTGGAATTATTGATAGTGGAATTTTATCAACATTTTCAGATGCAAATATTAAAACCTTAGTTGGTTTTATGAAAGACAAAAACTTTGCTTCAGTTAGAAAGTGGGTGGTAGAAAACTTAGATAATGATGTAAACAGAATTATTCGCAATATATATGATTCTCTTTATACTTCATTGGAAGCACCATCTATTCCTCAAGCTGTTATAATTATTGCAAATTATCAATCAAAAGTGCCATTTGTAGCAGACCAGGAAATTAATCTTTTAGCTTGCCTTACCGAAATTATGTGTGACTGTAAATTCAAATGAACGTAAAACTTATTCGTATGTCCTCTGGTGAGGACCTAATTGCCAATTTAATTAAAGAAACCTTTGAAGTAATTGTGGTTGAAAACGCAATTGTCGGGGTTCCTACTGGTCAAGGGACTCTTGGATTTGCTCCATGGTCTCCGATGATTAGTAAAGCACAAACCGAGATTACTGTAGACAAACGATTCGTAGTATACATTACTGAAGCAGATGAAAGTATTGTAGAACAATATACTAAGATGTATAGTAATATTATTACTCCAGACAAGAAAATTATCGTGTAGTAATTGTGGCAGAATTAAAAGATTATTTAAATTCTATCAATCAGACTAAGAATAATTTAATGGATGACGATTCTTCCAATGAATCTCAATACCCTCCTTATGTTATTAATAAGTGTTTCTCTGGATTTTTAGATACAATTTTATTTGCGAATGAAATGAATTTCTATTGTAACTTAGACAAGAAGCTACAATATGATTTTTATATAAATATTATCAGACCAAAGAAACGTTTCTCGCCTTGGTTGAAAAAGGAGAATAATAGTTCTCTTGAACTTATTAAAAAATATTATGGCTATAGTGATGAGAAAGCTAAAATTGCTCTAAAAATTTTAACAGACGAGCAAATTGAATTTATTAAATCTAAGATGAATCGTGGAGGAAAAAATGAATACTGATACTGAAGTATCATGGTCAGCTGACCAGATGGTTGAAGTTATTTTAAATGAACCAGATGATTTTTTAAAGGTACGAGAAACATTAACCAGAATTGGTGTTGCTTCTCGTAAAGAAAAAAAGCTATATCAATCTTGCCATATTTTACATAAACAAGGTAGATATTATATCGTTCATTTTAAAGAACTGTTCGCACTCGATGGAAAGCGAGCAAATCTATTTCTGAATGATGTTCAGAGAAAAAATAGAGTAGCCCAATTACTACAAGATTGGGGACTTGTTAAAATTGTAAATGCAGACCAAGTTATTGACGCAGCTCCGCTAAGTCAAATTAAGGTACTAGCATTTAAAGACAAGCATGAATGGATTCTTGAATCCAAATATAATATTGGAAAAAAGAAACAAGCAGAGTAATTAAAAAGGGGGCATATGCCCCCTCTTTTTTTATTTCATTGCCATAGCAATTTGTGCATCATGTAGTCTTTGTTCTCTTTCAATTTGTTTGCGAATCAACAGTAACCAGTTACTTGCAAATTCTTCTTTTTTAATTTCTGTGTCGTATTTTACACCACGATAAGTTGCTTGTGACATTAGGGTTCTCCTTAATGGTTGAGGTTAAAGAGCGTTCCTTCAGTCGGCTTTTGCGTCTAGGGTACACTTTTTAGGTGTGAGTTGTTTGATTTCCCATATCAAATCATTCTTTTGTTTTGGAGTCAAATCAGCCATATCAATCCTCCTAAACAGGAGTTGTGACTGTAAACACGTTAAAAGAAGTGCTTCCATAGATGAACGTTCCGTTCCGAGTCGGCTTACTTCCGTTCGCTATTTGAAAATAGCGAATGAACGTATATCTATTTATTTAATCTCTTTGTCTCCAGTCATCTGGCTTATCTCTACCTTCACTGAAAAAGTCTACAATATCATCAACTGTATTGAATCCACCTATACCATATCTTTCATTTCCAAGTCCACCAATATCTAATTGATTTAGAAAATCATCTAAATCTCCTTCTTGCATATTAGGATTTTCTGATTTTCTTCTTGCTTGTCTAAGCATTGTGCCAGCGGTTCTGTTTGCTGCGGCGAGTTTCTCTGCCCATATCATATCGGATAACTCTACAGATTCTCCGTTTACAATTTTTTCACAAATAGCCTGAAGTCTCAGGCGATACTGAGTAGAGAGCATTTTATAATTTGCAAGTGTAATAGTATTTATTTTCGGAAATCCGAACTTGCAATTTTGGTCAACGCATATATATAATTGTGAAGAGATGCCTTCGGGGTCTCTATTAAAACTCTCGCTTACTAAGGAGATTCAGAAAATGAAATTTACCACTCAATCATTAGATACATTTTGGAACGACTACGCTCCACTCGCTGTAGGTCTGGATGAAATGTTTAACAGACTAGATGCAATGCATCATAACGTCAATGTTAACTATCCTCCCTACAACATCGTCAAACATGACAACAGTAACTACACAGTTGAAGTCGCTCTTGCAGGATTTAAACCAGAAGAGATTGAAGTCTTTACAGAACAAAACGTTCTCACAATTGCCAGCAAAGTTGAGGAACGAGATACTGGAAAACAGTATGTACACAAAGGTCTCTCAAAACGTTCCTTCACCCGTAAGATTCAACTCTCCGATGAGCATAGAGTATCCTCTGTAGATTTTAATCATGGACTTCTAACAGTAGATATCGAAAGAATTATTCCAGAGCATCAGAAGAAAACTACTTGGTCAATTCCTGGGGTAAAAACCGACCCACAGTTTTTAACAGAAGACCGAGATTCAAACTTCCCTGGAGAAAACACTATTAAATAAATAGAATTGGGAAATCCCCAAATATCGTCGCCGCCGACCCACCCTGGCAACTATCAGGGCTGGGTCTTTTTTCTTGACAAGGGGGGCTTGGTGTGCTATCATACATAGAGATGTCCACCAAAGCCTTATCATGAATATTAAATTAATTCAACTGACGACTAATGATTATATTATTTGTGAATATGAGGAGCTTGATGAAGAACCTTCTCTGTACATGAAAAATCCATACAAAGTTGAAACATTGACCTATTGGGATTATGACGAAGATGATAAGCATTTCCCTCCATACAATGCGGTATTCTTGAGTAAGACAGAAGAAAAAAATATTAAAAATGGAAAGGAAACAATAACCGTACAGAATGATTATGCTCAATTAGAAAAGTATCCACTTTTTACTAATGATGTGGATATCTTATTAAATTCTGATAAAATTATGACCATCATTGAACCAAAGCCAGAAATTCTAAATCTATACACTAAGCTAATTTCCGAATGAGATTTTTTACAAATATAGAACTTATTGGAGATACAATTTATTATAGAGGATATGATGATGGAGTTCAAGAGATTTTTCAGACAAAATTCTCACCAACTTTATTTGTTCCTTCTCCAAATAAAACTAAATATGTAACTCTTGATGGAGAATATGTAAGTCCAATTAAATTCTCTAGGGTAAAGGAAGCTAGAGAATTTATGAAAAAATATGAAGATGTAGATAATTTTCAAATATATGGATATGAGAGATATCTATCTCAATATATTGCTGATGAATTTCCAGAGGATGAAATTAAATTTGATATTACTCATCTGAAAATTTATTCCTTAGACATTGAGGTTGCTTGTGAAAATGGATTTCCAAATGTAGAAGCAGCATCAGAAGAAATGCTATGCATTACTGTCAAAAATTTAATCAGCAAAAAAATTAATGTATGGGGAACCAGAGAATATCAAACAACAAGAAGTGATGTAGAGTATCGTGTTTTTTGGACTGAGCAAGAAATGCTCAAAGATTTTCTTGTTTGGTGGGCTCATAATACTCCAGATGTAGTAACTGGATGGAATGTTTACTTATACGATATTCCATATATTATGAGAAGAATTGATAGAATTCTAACTGAAAAACACTTCAAATCAATTTCTCCCTGGAATATAGTTTCAAGTAGAGAAATTATTGTTCGTGGAAGAAAACAAATTGTCTATGAAATTGCTGGAATTTCTTGTCTAGACTACTTTGATTTGTATCAAAAATTTACTTATACCAATCAAGAATCTTACAGGTTGGACCATATTGCAATGGTAGAACTTGGTGAGCAAAAGTTGGACCATAGTGAGTTTGAAAATTTTAAAGAATTCTATACTAAGAACTGGCAAAAATTTGTAGACTATAACATTCGTGACGTAGAGCTTGTTGAGCGTCTAGATGATAAGATGAAACTTATTGAGCTTTGTCTTACTATGGCGTATGATGCTAAACAGAATTATCAAGATGTATATTCACAAGTAAAAACTTGGGATAACATTATCTTCAACTACCTAAAAAAGAAAAACATTGTAGTTCCTCCAAAGAAATCTCACAAAAAGGAATATGCATATGAAGGTGCTCATGTCAAAGACCCTATCGTAGGAAAACATAATTGGGTTGTTTCCTTTGACCTTAACTCTCTATATCCACACCTTATCATGCAATACAATATTTCACCAGAAACTCTTCTGACAGAAAGAATGTCTGGTGTATCTGTGGATAAACTTCTCGATAAGCAGGTTGACACTTCTTCATTAGATTGCAGTACTGTATGTCCAAATGGAGCAATGTATGATACTCATGAGCAAGGATTTCTACCTAAGCTCATGCAGAAAACATATGAAGACCGAACCATTTACAAGAAGAAGATGCTTGCTGCTAAGCAAGAATACGAAAAGAATCCTTCAGTTGAGTTGAAGAAAGAGATTGCCCGCTGTAATAACATTCAGATGGCACGTAAGATTCAACTCAACTCTGCCTATGGTGCCATCGGAAATGAATACTTCAGGTATTTCCTGATTACCAACGCAGAAGCTATTACTCTTTCTGGACAACTTTCTATTCGATGGATTGAAAAGAGTCTAAATGAGTATATGAATAAAATTCTAAAGAGTAAGAACGAAGATTATGTTATTGCTATTGATACTGATTCCATTTATCTTAATATGGGTCCTTTTGTTGACGCTGTATTCAAGGGAAGAGAGAAAACTACTGAAAGCATTGTTTCGTTCCTTGATAAGGTCTGTAGCATGGAACTTGAGAAATATATTGAAAGTTCTTACAAAGAATTGGCACAGTATGTCAATGCCTTTGAACAAAAGATGCAAATGAAGCGTGAGAACATTGCAGACAAAGGTATTTGGACAGCAAAGAAACGCTACATTCTTAATGTATGGGATAGTGAAGGAGTTCGTTACGCAGAACCAAAAATGAAAATTATGGGTCTGGAAACTGCTCGTTCTTCTACTCCATCATATTATAGAGATAAATTGGAAAAGGCATTTAGAATTATTCTCAATCATGATAATGATGAAGTAATCAAATTTATCAAACAAATCAAAGACGAAACTAAACAACAAGATGTTGTTAATATTTCCTTTCCCAGAGGTCTCAACAATCTTGACAAATATAAAAGTTCTGCTAAACTATATGCAGAGAAGACTCCAATTCAAGTTAGAGGAGCAATCTTATATAATCATCTTCTTAAAAAGATGAAACTTTCTAACAAGTATCCTTACATTCAAGAGGGAGAAAAAATTAAGTTTGTCTATTTAAAAGAACCAAATCCTATTGGAGAAAACGTTATTTCATATTTTCAAAATCTACCAGAAGAATTTGGATTGCATGAGTATATTGATTATAATATGCAATTTGAAACAAGTTTTCTAAAACCACTGAGGAATGTTTTAGATTCTATTGGATGGGTTTCTGAAAAACGAGGAACATTAGAAGCATTTATTTAACAAATTGTAACGGAGTATTTTATGGCATTCTTAAATAGTGTAATTAAAGAATTAAAAAATGAATATGCAGGAATCGTTGACGAAGGAATCGCCGCAGGAGATTGTACAGGCTTTATTGACACTGGTAGTTATATCATCAATGCTCTCATCAGCGGGAGTATTTTTGGCGGGCTACCTGCTAATAAGATTACAGCTCTCGCTGGCGAAAGCAGCACAGGAAAAACTTTCTTCGCTCTTTCAATTGTAAAGCATTTTCTTGCATCAAATCCAGAAGGACAAGTTATTTACTTTGAGACTGAATCTGCTATCTCAAAGGATATGATGGTCAGTCGTGGAATTGATACTAAGCGTGTAGGTCTAGTTCCTGTCACTACTGTTCAAGAGTTTCGTACTCAATCACTCAAGGTAGTGGAAGAATATATGAAGCTTAAAAAAGAGGATAGACCCCCGCTGCTTTTTGTGCTAGACTCTCTGGGGATGCTCTCGACCACCAAAGAGGTTGAGGATGCTTCTGCTGGCAAGGAGACTAGGGATATGACCAGGGCACAGGTAATTAAATCTGTGTTCCGTCTTCTTTCCCTAAAACTTGGTCAAGCTAATATTCCACTCATTGTAACCAACCACACTTATGACGTTGTTGGAGCATATGTTCCAATGAAAGAAATGGGAGGAGGAACTGGTCTTAAATATGCTGCATCCACAATCATCTATCTTTCAAAATCAAAGGAGAAAGATGGAACAACTGTGGTTGGCAATATCATTACATGTAAGGCACAGAAGTCCAGGTTTACAAAGGAAAACTCTGTAGTACAAACAAAACTATTTTATGATGAACGAGGACTTGAACGCTATCATGGATTATTGGAATTGGGTGAGAAGTACGGAGTCTTCGTTAAGTCTGGGAACCGTTATGATATTGATGGGAGTAAGTATTATGCTAAGCAGATTCTTGCTGACCCAGAAAGATTCTTCACCCCCCAGCTAATGCAAGCACTTGACGAATGTGCTCAAAAAGAATTTTCTTATGGTAGTATTGGAGCACCAACAGATATTGATGATGGAGAAGATGATTGATGGATAGAATTGAAATTAAAATTCTTTCAAATTTAATTTTTAATGAAACTTACACCAGAAAAGTAATTCCTTTTATTAAGGAATCTTATTTTGATACTCTTTCCGAAAGAATTATTTTTCAAGAAGTCAACAAATTTATTGCAGAATACGATAGTATTCCAACCAAATCTGTATTAAATATTCAGATTGAAAATAGAAGAGACATATCAGATACAATATTTCAGGAATCTGTAACTACAGTTTCCGAATTAAAGGATGAATCTGTTGATGCACAATGGCTTTTGGACACCACTGAAAAGTGGTGTAAAGATAGAGCAATTTTATTGGCATTGACAGAATCCATTAAGATTGCAGATGGAAAAGATAAAACTAGAAGTAAAGATTCAATTCCTTCTATTCTTTCTGATGCACTTGCAGTTTCTTTTGATGACCATATTGGTCACGATTACATTTCAGATTCAGATTTAAGATATGATTTCTATCACAAAAAAGAAGAGAAAATTCCCTTTGACATTGACATTTTTAACAAAATTACCAAAGGTGGTATACCTAACAAGACTCTCAATATCGCTCTTGCTGGTACAGGTGTCGGGAAAAGTTTATTCATGTGCCACATGGCTAGCTCCGTCCTCCTGCAGGGGCGCAACGTTCTCTACATTACACTTGAAATGGCAGAAGAACGCATTGCTGAAAGAATTGATGCAAACCTCTTGAATGTAAATATTCAAGATATTGCGGAACTTCCAAAATCAATGTATGAAACAAAATTAAATAAATTATCTGAAAAGACCAGAGGAAAATTAATCATCAAAGAATATCCAACTGCTTCTGCTCATGTTGGACATTTTAAATCTCTGTTGAACGAACTTGCTTTAAAAAAAGGATTTCGCCCAGATATTATTTTTATTGATTACTTGAATATCTGTTCATCTTCTCGATATAAAGGGACATTGGTAAATTCATATACTTATGTCAAAGCTATTGCAGAAGAACTTCGTGGTCTTGCAGTAGAATGTAATGTTCCTATTGTCAGTGCCACACAAACTACTCGTTCTGGATATGGTAACTCTGATGTTGAACTAACAGATACATCAGAATCATTTGGTCTTCCTGCTACTGCAGACTTTATGTTTGCTCTCATTAGTACAGAAGAATTGGAACAATTAAATCAAATTATGGTAAAGCAGTTGAAGAACAGATACAATGACCCAACTGTTTTCAAGAGATTTGTCGTTGGTATTGACAGAGCCAAGATGAAGCTGTATAATTTGGAGGATGGTGCTCAGGGGAAAATCACTGATTCTGGTCAGAAGGAAGACTCTGAGTATGATGAGAAATTTACTAAAAAAACACGAACATTTGAAGGATTTAAAGTATGACAAAGAAACTAATTAGTCTTGATGCTTATCAACAATTTGTTGGAGATACTACTAGCCTAGCTTCTAGCAACCCAGAAGAATTTATTACTAGGGTAAATGAACTAGAACGTAAAGTGCCTGAAGACAATGTAATGGGTGCTGGCGTTGATTTGAACCGACTTCTGACTGCTGCTATTGGTCTTACTGCTGAGGGAGGTGAGTTTGCTGAAGTGGTTAAAAAGATTGCTTTCCAAGGTAAACCATATAATGAGCAATCACGAATTCACATGATTAAAGAACTTGGTGATGTTATGTGGTATATTGCTCAGGGATGTATTGCACTAGGAACTAACATCGAAGAAGTTCTAGAGACTAATGTAGACAAGCTAACTGCTCGATATCCAGAAGGTGCTTTCCGAGTGTTTCGTTCAGAGAATCGTAAAGAAGGAGATATCTGATGACTTCAATTAGTTTGGGCACAATTGAATCTTATTTGTTTAGCAATGGAAGTAAAAGTGTAGATGAATCATTAGCTCTACTTGAATCACTATCATTTTGTATTCAAGAAAAAGATAAACAAAAATTTGATAACTACCTCTCAGCTGCTCGTAGATTCTCTAAATTGTGCTCAAACTTTTTGGATATTGTATCAAGGAATAAAAATTTTGTTATCTATTCTCTATTAACAAATTTTGTAGAAAAATATCCAAAAACAAAACAGAATTTAGCAGACCCAAAGGAATTAACTAATTCGGTAATAAATTATTATTTGATGAAGAGAAAAACTTCAAAGTTGTATAAACCAGAAAAAGATTTAATTCTAAAATTTATTAGAGATAATACAACAGACATTTATAATTGTATAGTTGTAATTACTAATGTGATGCGAGCAAAATCTTTGCTGAAACTAGCTTGGATGCCTAAATAATAGATGTAGAAACAGTTTCTTTTGATGAAAACTTTTAAACAATTTGTAATTGAAGCTAGAACACCAGCGGGAAAGGAAGCAGAAAAGAAAGGTTTAGTTCATCTTGGAAAAGGATATTACTCTAATTCAAGAGGTGAAATAGTTGCAAAGAGTGAAATGGGAGGAAGTAAATTAGTACCCATCTCAAAATCTGAAAAAGATAAAATTAAAAACGGTGTTCCTCTTTCTTCTAGTCCTCAATCTGCAGCTGATGTACCAGCTTCTACTAAACCAGCTCCTGCAAGTAGTCCTACTGCAGGAGCTGGTTCTGCTGCTTCTGCACAACCACAGGAGCCAGCCCCTGGTGAAGGTCCTGCAATAGTAATTACATTTGGTAGATTCAATCCACCTACACTTGGACATGAAAAACTTCTAGCTGCAGTACAAGAACAAGCAGAAGAATTAGATGCGGAATATAGAATTTATCCAAGTAGAACTTCTGATGGTAAGAAGAATCCATTAGACTTTAAAACAAAATTAAATATCATGCAGCATGTATTTCCAGATTATGCTGAGAATATTATTGATGACAAAGAAAACGGAGATAACATTTATGATATTTTATCATCATTGCACGATGAAGGATATCATCATGTGATTTTAATGTGTGGTGATGAAAATGTAAAAAAATACGAAAAGATAGCACAAAAGTATAACGGTGAAGTTTATGATTTTTATGGAGTAGAAGTTGTTGGTGCAGGAATTACTGACCCAGATGCTGATAAATCTGAAGGTATTACTAGTTCAATGATGCGTAAAGCTGCACTTGAAAATGACTATGAAACTTTTAAGCAAGGACTTCCTGGTAATGTAAGTAAAAAGGAATGTCGTGCAATCTATATGCAAGTCAGAAAATCAATGAAGCTTTCTGAAGAAGTTTGGAATGTTGCTCCAGAATTAGATATAGTAAATCTTAGAGAACAATATTACCAAGGAAATATATTTAATCTTGGCGAATATGTTGAAGATATGCAAACTGGAATCTCTGGAAAAATTGTAACCAGAGGTTCAAATTATGTAATCTTTGTTGATGAGCAGAAAAAAATTCATAGAACTTGGATTAAAGATTTGAGTTATCATCCTGGACCACTAGAAATAGGAACTGATGATTACAGAAGTTACGTTCAAAAAATGACACCTGGAGAAAAAATTCAGTCATTTAGTAAAGCTAATCGAAAAGATAAATAATAATAAATATAGATTTTTTACAAAGAGAGTATCATATGGATTTATCAATTGCGGCAAAATTCATGTCTCTTTCTCCAGACATGATGTATAGAGCTACAAAAATGGTGGAGACTGTGGCATCATATTTTCCAGGTGATGTGGAATCTCAAGAAAATTATCTACGAGAGAATTTGATTGACGTTACTTTAGAGTATGCTCTAACTCTTCTTGAAGATAAGAAAATCAGAGATTATATGGGTGTGTCTGTGTACACCAATGGCACAACATTTAGTGCTCCAACTTTAGCTCTATATAATGTTGCTTCTATGCCAGAAATGAAGCAACGTATTCAAGCAAAATTAAATGCTAAGAGCAATATTCGTAGAGAAGCATTAGACCCAGTAGGTCGTGAAGATGCTGATATTGATAATGATGGCAAACCAAATGATAAGAATGATAAGTATATTCGCAAGCGCAGAAGTGCAGTTGCTGCTGCTATTGCTAAGCGTAGACAACGTAATGAAGAAGTAGAACAGATTGATGAAATTTCTGCTGCTCTTGCAATTACTGCATCACAGAAAGCAGATAATCAAAGAAGACTTGCTGCAAATGCTGGTGATAGACAAACTGCTGCTAAGAAGGCTGCACAAGCATCTCGTATTTACTCAAAGGTTGGAAAACTTAGAGCAAAGGAGAGAATGAATAAAGAAGAGTTTGAACTAGACGAACTCTACAAAGGTAAGCATGGTCAATCTGAGAAAGAGTATCAAGCTGGACGTTCTGACGCAGGAAAGAGAATTTCAGGAGATTCTGAAACTGGTCCCAGATATTATACTTTAGGTCGTGCTCGTGGTGCTAAACCAGATGCACCAACTAAGCCAGGTGCAAGACCAGTAAATACTCCAAAACTTAGTTCAAGCGAAAAAGAATATCATCAGTACAATAAGAGTGATGCTAAGCGTAGAGCTGCATATAATAAAGTAGGTGGTTCAAAAGGTCTTCCTGAAGAGTATGATTTAGTAAATGAAGAGGACCCATGTTGGAAAGGATACACTCAAGTTGGAATGAAGAAAAAAGGTGGTCGTGAAGTTCCAAATTGTGTTCCTTCAAAAGGAGTTCCAAAGGCAAAAGGATATAAAGAAGACTTTAGTTTTGAAGAACTTGCTGAATTTGCAGCAGATTATTTTATCGCAGAAGGTCTTAATGAATATGGCATTGATATTCTAATCGAAGAGATGGGAATTGATGCATTCTGCTATTATGTTGAACTTTTATCAGAAGAGGAAGAAGTTCTTTTAGAATGGAGAAGAGGTGCAGGAGGAACTAAAGTTCGTGGTTCTGGAATGTCCAAAGGTGGAAAGTCAATTGGTTCACTAAAGGGTGGTGCTAAGGCATCTGCTATTCGTGGAACTGCAGAGCACAAAGCAAGAAAGGCAGAAAAGGAAAAGGAATCAAGCAAGTCATCTGGAATGACTTCAGCACTAAAGAGTCAATCTAAAATCGCTAATGTCAAAAAATCACAACCAGAAACTAAATCTACAGCAACACAAACAAAAGAAAAAGCTAAGGGTGGTATTCTTGGAGCACTCAAAGCAAGAGCTGAAAGAGATACTGCACTTCTCAGAAAAACGGTAGATACTGCAAAGAAAGTAGGAGCAAGACGTGCAGCAGAAGTTAAGGCAACTTATGATGCAGTTAGAGCAAGGGGCAAAGAAGCTGAAAAATCTGCATCAGCAACTAGAGCAAGAAGAAAAGCAACTGTTGCGGCAGGTAGAGCTGCTCAGGCTGCAGGTAGAACTGCAGTCAAAGCTGCAGGAGCTGCAGGAGCAGCTGCAGGACAAGCTGTAGCAGCCAAGAGAGCTGGTAAGTCAAATGCTGCTGCGGCAGGAAGAGCTGCTGGTGCTTTTGTTAAAAAAATGACAAAAGAAGAAAAAGAACTTCTAACTCGTTACTTTATTGAATCTGAGATTGCATTTAACTATGATGAAGTCAATGAAATTTTTGAATCAATTGACCAAGAACATTTTGATTATTTTATTGAGCAAGCTAATTTAATGTTATCTGAAGAAGTAGAAACTACTAATACTGCATTGAATACTATTCAAGAAAAACTTTCTACAATTTATAACAAATCAGATTTTCAATTTGCTAATTGGAAGCAACTAACTGAAGCTAGTGAGGATGAAGCTACTAAAAAATTTGTTAAAACAACTTCTACCTTAACTACCAATCATCAACCAAAAATGAAAGGTAAAGTAAAGGATGGAGTTATAATTAATCCAACATTTAAAATGACTGCAGAAGAAATTGAAAGTATTGAAGAGAAAGCACCTCCAGGCAAAAAGTATGAGAGAATGGTCAAGCACATCAAAAAAGGATATTCTGAAGATGGGCTAACCAAAAAAGAAAGAGGAATTGCATATGCAACTGCTTGGAAAAAATACAAAGCAGAGCAAGTAACTCCAGATGCAGCTAAAGATTCTCAGAGACTTAAGAATCAACAAATGATGTCAAAAAAGCAGCTAATGCTTCAACAACAAAGACTTCAGTTGCAGAAACAAGGAAAACTTCCAATGGGACATGCAATGGAAGAAGTCGAACTTGATGAAACAAAACTTGGTTGGGCTGCAAGAGCTATTGAAAAGAGAGAAGCACAAAAAGGTGGTCTCAGAAGAACCAGAACTCCAAAAGAAGTTCAGGCAAGTAGACTTGGAAGTGCTCAACTGTTAAGTAAAGATGCTACTTTAGAAAAACAAAAAGCACCAGGAGACACTGGACTTCATAAAGGAGCAACTAGAAAGAAAGATGAGTACGATGATGAAGCTCCAAGAAGAAGATACAGAGATGACCATCCATCACTATCTGCAAGAGAGAGAAACCCAAATTTAAGATAAATAGTTAATAGCCGTAGTTGGGAAAAACCATGAGAGCACTCGTAGAACTAGTTAAACCAATTCTTGTTGCTACATTAAATAGCTGTGCAACAAAAAAATTAGTATGTGATTTGCTTGATAGATATGTGAAAACTACAGATAATGATGTAGATAATGTAATTGCATCCACAGTAAGAGCAGCACTTCTAAAGAATTGCTGATACTTATTACCTAAATTTCATAGTTAATTCTGGGGAGGTAACTCCCCATTTTTTATAAATAATAACAGAATAAAATATTTCAGAGGATTTTTAAATGTCTCTTTACGGAAGAACTGATTCTAACGCAAATAAGTCAAAAGTCGAAAAGACTATTTCTGCATCTTCACAGGCAAAAACAATTGTTTTTGTTGATGAAACAGAAGCTGCACTAAATGAGAACCGTACTCGTGGTATTGATGGTCCTGGTTGGTGGTCATATTTCACATATACTGATGCTGCAGGAAATACTCGCCATAAAGCAGAAAAGCTAGTTGCACTATCTAACCCAGATACAAACGCAAACGAAACTCAGTCTGATGATACTATTGCAGCAGATGCAGCATCAGCAGTAACAATTTCTGTACAGCCAGCTAACGCATCATTCTATACTGATGGTGCAATTCTAACTGTCACCAGTGCAGGTACTGCAGCAACAGGAACTGCTTCATATACTGCGGTTACAGGAACTGCATCTGGTTCTGGAACTGGTGCTCAGTTTACTGTAGCAAGAGCAGGTGGTTCTTATACAGTAACAGTAACCAACAAGGGAAGTGGTTATGCTGCAAATGAAACTATCACTGTTTTAGGTAGTGCTCTAGGTGGTGTTGATACTACAAACGATTTGACCATTACAGTTGCAACTGTAGGTACAAATGATGCAACATTCACAGTATCAACTACAACTACAGGAACACCTGGAACTCTAGCATACAGATGGCAGAGACAGTCTGCAACTGGAACTACTTGGACTAATATTACCAATGGTGGTGTATACTCTGGTGCTACCTCAGCAACTCTAACACTAACTAATGCTACTTCAACTCTAAGTGGCACCAAGTTCCGTGTTAAGATTACATCTGCTGGTGGAACAGAGGAAGTTACTTCCAATTCTGCAACCCTAACATTCGTAGCCAGTGTTTGATAAGTAATATATTATGAGATTTAATGAATTAAATGATGATAATTTTTTGCTTTTTGCAATTAAAAATTATGACAATCCAAATGCGATGACAAAAGATGATTTTTTTGAAGACCTGAAAAAGTTTAAGTATATCAAAAGATTACTCAAACGTTATGTAAATCAAGGAATTCTAAAACCTCATCTTTTGTTAAATCACATAATTGTAGTATATAATATTTTTGGTGATGCTGCCACTCCATTATTGTTTTTTAAAATAGAAAACAAATACTGGCCAGCATTAAAATCTTTTATGGTTTTTTTAAACAGAATAGAGTCAACTACATTGCCTCATATTCAAACTGACCAATATTGCCTGGAGGAACTTCAAAAGATATGAATTACAATGAAGAAGTAGCTGCAAATTCAGTTGGAACTGGAGCTGCAGTTTCTCTACCACCAAGCGTAGAGCCTCCTGGAATTCCAGCTTCAAAAAGAAAAAAGAAAACTAAAGTTTCTGAAGGTTTACTCCATGAAAGTGGAGGAAAGGTAATTGACCAGTTAAAGCAAATTGCAATGTCTGGTCGTCCATCTGTAGTAATGTTTGATAATGGAGAAAAGGCACAGGTTTCTCCAGACCAATCACAACAATTGGTAGATTTATATCGAAATTTGAATGCAAGTAATAGAGTTAAAATGATTAAGACTATTAATTCATCTTCTGCTGGGTTTGAAAAAATTATGACATTTTCATCATCAAGGACAAGTTAAAACAAAGTAGGAGAAACAAATGTTTCAAAATTCTTCAACCGAAACTAAGCTAGCGTTACTTGAAGAAAGGCTTAGTGTATACGAGAGAATGATGAAAAAAATTGATTCCGCCATCGAGAAAATTAGTGAGACTAGTCAAACAATCAGTAAGATGTTGGCTATACATGATGAAAAGATTGAACAATGTTCAAAAACAGATGAAGTAATAACAAATCTTATTGATAAACTCAGAGCTGAAAATAAAGAACAGCATGATGGAGTTTCGGAAAGAATTGATGAAATCGAGAAAGAAGTAAAGGAAATAGGAAAGATTAAATGGATGACTGTTGGATGTGGAGTTGTTCTAGCAGTTTTAACAACAGCAGTTTCAACACTAGCTTCTGGATGGTGGGCTCCATCTGAAATGCAGATGCAGCATGATGGACATACTCACAAGAAGGCAGATTGACAACCCACTCTAGGTGTGGTATGATTGGTGCATACTGAGCTTTTGTGATGACTTACATTGATACAAAATACATCAATTTAATTTCTGCTAGACTAGATAAGTTCGCTAAAAAGAAAGAAAATTTATATAACTTCAGATGTCCTTATTGTGGAGATTCTTCACGAAGTAAAAATAAGGCAAGAGGGTTCTTTTATCTTAAAAAGTCAGAAATGCTTTTTAGGTGTCACAATTGTGGAGTAGGAAGAACTCTTGCTAATTTTTTGAAGGATATTGACGCAAGACTCCATGATGAATATGTCATGGAAAGATTTAAAAATGGTACTACTGGTAGAGGCTCAAATACAGCAAATCCTAAACTGGCAGTAGAGTTTACCAAACCAATATTTAAGAAATCTCTAGACATAGATTTACCAAAAATATCAGAACTAAATAATTCACACCAAGCAAAAGAATATCTTCTCAAACGACAAATCCCAGAAAAATACTTTTCTAAATTTTACTACGCTGAAGATTTTAATGCTTGGGCAAATATCGAAAACAATAAAAAAGAAGCCAGGATTGTTATTCCACTTCTATCAAAAAGTGGCAAGATGTTTGGATATCAAGGTAGAGCTATTGACAAAAATTCAAATCTACGCTACATTACTACCATACTGGATGACAGGTATGTTAAATTATTTGGACTTGATACTGTAAATTTTAACAATACAATTTATGTCACAGAGGGTCCCTTTGACTCTCTTTTTCTTTCTAATGCAATCGCTATGTGTGGTTCTGATGTTGATTTAGAAAAATCTATTTACAAGGATAGAGTTTTCATTTTAGACAATGAACCCAGAAATTTTCAGATTGTACAACGTTATGAAAAATTGATTGAGTCTGGAGAAAAGATTGTCATTTGGCCATCTAATATCCAACAAAAAGATATAAACGATATGGTAATTGCTGGACTTGTCCCACAGCAATTGATAGCCGAAAATACTTATAAAGGACTAGAAGCAAAACTTAAATTTACTCAATGGAAAAAAGTATGAGCAATGGTACTAAAGTTAAAAAACGTAATGGTACTCTTGAACCACTTAATTTAGATAAGATTCATAGTATGGTAGATTGTGCTTGTGGAGGATTGGCAGGAGTTAGTGCTTCCCAAGTTGAAATTCAATCTGGACTTCAATTTTACGACGGAATTACTACTGATGAAATCCAAGAAATCCTGGTTCGGTCAGCTAGTGACCTCATTAGCCTTGATAATCCAAACTATCAGTTTGTTGCTGCTCGTCTTCTCCTGTTCGGTCTATATAAGCAAGTCTTTGGAGCTAATTGGAAAAACGGGTTCCCGACAGTAGGAGAGCATCTTACTACTGGTATTTTAAAAGGTGTTTATGATAAAGAACTTGCTAGCAAATACACCGATGAAGAATGGGATAAAATTAATACATGGATTGACCACGAAAGAGATTATATTTTTACCTATGCTGGTCTTCGTCAAGTAGTAGACAAATATCTAGTACAGGATAGGAGTTCAAAAACAATTTATGAAACTCCTCAATACATGTATATGCTAATTTCTGCAACAATCTTTGCAGAGTATCCAAAAGAAACTAGACTAGAATATGTCAAACGATACTACAACGCAATCTCCAAGCACAGAATCAACATCCCAACACCAATTATGGCAGGCGTTAGAACAACTCTTCGCCAATTTGCTTCTTGTGTTCTTATTGATGTTAACGATTCTCTCAACTCTATTTTCAGTTCTGACATGGCTATCGGCAGGTATGTTGCTCAGAGGGCTGGAATTGGTATCAATGCGGGCAGAATCAGAGGTATCAATAGCAAAATTCGTGGTGGAGAAGTTGCCCATACAGGAGTTATTCCGTTCCTCAAGAAATTTGAAGCGACGGTCAGATGTTGCACTCAAAACGGCATCCGTGGTGGTTCTGCAACTGTTCACTTCCCTATTTGGCACCAGGAAATAGAGGATATTCTCGTATTAAAAAATAATAAAGGAACCGAAGATAACCGTGTTCGTAAGTTAGACTACAGTATCCAAATCTCTAAACTGTTCTATGAACGATTCATCAAGAATGAAGATATTTCTCTCTTCTCTCCACACGACGTTCCTGGTCTTTATGATGCTTTTGGGACTGATTCGTTTGACGATATGTATGTGGCTGCAGAACGAAATGATGCTATTCCGAGAAAAACTATCAACGCTCAAGAACTTTTTCTAGACCTTCTAAAGGAAAGAGCAGAAACAGGTCGTATCTATATCATGAATATTGACCATTGCAACACACACTCTTCATTTATTGATAAAGTAAATATGTCCAATCTCTGTCAAGAGATTACACTTCCAACAGACCCGATTGAACATATTGATGGAGAAGGAGAAATTGCACTATGTATTCTTTCTGCAATTAATGTTGGAAAGATTAATCACCATTCCGAAATGGAAGAACTATGTGACCTTTCTGTTCGTTCTCTAGATGAGCTTATTGATTATCAACGATATCCAGTAAATGCTGCAGAGATATCTACAAAGAATAGACGTTCTCTTGGAGTTGGATACATTGGACTTGCTCATTATCTTGCGAAACAAGGATTTAAGTATGAAGACAAAGAAGCTTGGAAATCAGTACATGAACTAACTGAAGCTTTTCAGTATTATCTGCTCAAAGCATCAAACAGACTAGCTGTAGAAAAAGGTCCATGTGAATATTTCCATCGCACTAAGTATTCTCAAGGTATTCTTCCTATTGATACCTACAAAAAAGATGTAGACGAACTAGTATCCAATGAACTAAATTATGATTGGGAGAATCTTAGAGCATCAATCGTGGCTAACGGTCTCAGGAACTCAACATTGTCGGCACAGATGCCATCGGAGAGCAGTTCCGTTGTGTCAAATGAAACAAACGGAATCGAGCCACCTAGAGATTACTTGTCCGTTAAGAAATCAAAGAAGGGACCTCTTAAGCAAATTGTTCCCAGCTACCAAAGTCTCAAAAAGAATTATACACTTCTTTGGGATATGTCTAGTAACACTGGTTATATTAACATTGTTGCTGTGATGCAGAAATTCTTTGACCAAGCAATTTCTGGAAACTGGTCATACAATCCAGAGAATTATCCAGATAATGAAGTTCCAGTTTCTATAATGGCACAAGATTTACTTATGACCTATAAGTATGGATGGAAGACATCATACTATCAAAATACATATGATAGTAAAACTGATGCAGACACTGAAGTAAAAGGAGAAGCATTGGAACAATTGCTATGTCAATTAGAAGCTGAAGACGACTGCGAGAGCTGCAAAATTTAACGGAGAAATTACATGCAATTCATTAAAAATACAAACAGTGAAATTAAAGGAATGACAGTATTTAATAGTAATCATGTAGACATTAAAAAGCAATCAATGTTTTTTGGTGCTCCACTTGGTATTCAAAGATATGATACTTATAAGTACCCTATCTTTGACAAGCTAACTCAACAGCAACTGGGATACTTCTGGAGACCTGAAGAGGTCTCCCTCCAGAAGGACCGTGCAGATTATGCTACTCTTCGCCCAGAACAAAAACATATTTTTACTTCTAATTTGAAGTATCAGATTATGCTTGACTCTGTTCAGGGTCGTGGTCCTGGCATGGCATTTTCTCCATATTGTTCTCTTCCCGAATTAGAGGCTTGTATGAAAATTTGGGAAACTATGGAAATGATTCATAGTCGCTCATATACTTACATTATTAAAAATGTGTATCCAGATGTATCTGAAGTATTTGATACAATTCTAGATGATGAAAAAATTCTAGAAAGAGCAAAGAGTGTTACTGAAGCATATGATGAATTTATTGAGTCTGCTCATCAGTGGGATTCTGGAAATCTCTGGAGTTTAGGAACTTCACATTCAACTGCTAGTATCGAACTTAAAGAACTTAAGAGAAAACTATATCGTGCAGTAATGAATGTAAATATCCTTGAGGGTATTCGGTTCTATGTTTCGTTTGCTTGCTCTTTTGCTTTTGGAGAACTCAAAATAATGGAGGGTTCTGCAAAGATTATTTCTCTAATTGCTAGAGATGAATCTCAACATCTTGTAATTACTCAGAACATCATTAAGAATTGGAAGAATGGTGATGATGCTCAAATGGTAGAAATTATGCAGGAAGAAGAAGAGAATGTATATGAAATGTTCAAGAAAGCAGTAAATGAAGAAAAGGCATGGGCAGAATATCTGTTTAAAGATGGTTCTATGATTGGATTAAATTCAAAGTTACTTGCTTCTTATGTGGAATATATTGCTAATCGTAGAATGAAAGCAATTGGACTTAAGCCTGCGTTTGATATTTCTATGTCAAATAATCCTCTTCCTTGGACTGAGCATTGGCTAAATTCTAAGATGATGCAAAACGCACCACAAGAAACAGAAATTGAAAGCTATGTAATTGGTGGAATTAAACAAGATGTGAATAAAGATATGTTCTCTGGATTTAAACTATAACTAATAAAGGAGTTTTTATAAATAATACTATAAAGTAACATTTATAAAAACTCCAATGACAAGTACTCAAAAACTTTATGAGTCTTATTTCGCTGTCTATGACGACGAACTAAGGGAAACTCTTACCGAAGAAACAGAACTATTTGAAGATATTGATTATCTCTATGATGATGAACTAGAAGAGATTGTTGATGAAACAATCGAAGCTATGGTCGAAGAAGGTTACGACCTAGACGAAATTGAAGAAGCATTTGAAGATATTCTTGAGGAAGCTACCGTAACCATGGGTCGTGGTGGAGCCGCTGGTTCTTCCAGTAAAGTAACCACTGGTCAAGGAACTGCAATGCGTCAGCAAGCAAGACGTACTGCAGTAGTTTCTGCTGCTCGTCAAAGACAAGCTCAGGCAGTTAAAGATGCTCCAGGAAAAGCTGCAGGTAGAGTAAAGGCTGCTGTACAAAGTGGTGTTCAAAAAGCTAGAAAGGTAGTAGATACTGCTGCTGGTGATTATGCTGCTAAGCATAAACTAGTAACAGGCAAAAAGGGTCAGACACTCAATAGAAGTGCTATCGGAATGAAGCAAGCTTCAAAAGACCCATCAGGTCGTAGAGGAGTTCGCTCTGCAGTAGTTGGACATCTAGCATCAAGAGCTGCTAATAAACTACAGCGTGGCGTAGAGAAAGTAAAGGGTGCTGTTAAGTCAGCTGGACAATCTGCAGTAGAAAAAACTAAGTCTACAAGTGATGCTGCTCAGGCTAAGATGCAAGCAGCAGGTTCTGCTGCAAAGAAAACTGGCAAGAGCCTAGTTGGTAGAGTAGCTAGAAAGGTAGCTTCTGGTGCAGGTAAGCTTGCATCCAGACTTGGAGAAGAAACAGATGTATATGATGTAGTTCTAGAGCATCTTCTAGAGGAAGGCTATGCTGAAACTCCAGAAGCAGCTCAAGCTATTATGGTAAATATGTCAGAAGTTTGGATTGAGTCAATTCTAGAAGGTTGATAATCTGGACAATCAAGTTACGAGGGGGCTGGACCCCCTCTTTTTTTGTCTCAAATTTTCAGTAACCAGGCAGAAAAACCATCATGTTTTGACCATTAAACCCAGTTGTAGGGGAACTAGGTTGGTTCTCTTCTTAAACTGCAAAAAACAGCATAAAACTTGGGACTTGACAACCCCCTGGAATCTGTGTATAATGACTCTGTTGAGGGTCAGATAAATATTTTAAGTTAAATATAAACATATAATGAAGCCTCAAAGTGCTAAAGCTAAGGGGAGAAATCTCCAGAAGTGGATGAGAGAAAAGCTCATAGAAGAATTAAACATACATCCTGAAGATATTGAATCACGCTCTATGGGTGCTGGTGGTGAAGATTTGATTATGGCAAGAGCTGCTAGAGAAAAATTCCCATTGAGTATTGAATGTAAGAATGTTGAAAAACTCAATGTCTGGGAAGCATATGAACAAGCAAAAGCAAATGCAGGTAATTATGAACCTATTGTGGTAATGAAAAAGAATCATAAAAAACCATTAGTAGTAATAGACGCAGAGTACTTTATTAAACTATTCGGAGGTAAAGATGGCTAGAATTGATTTACATAACTTCTTCAAACATTTTGATGAAAATAATCCAAAACATGTTGCTGCTGTAGAAGAGTTAGAAAAGACTCTTGAAAAGAAAGCACCAGAAGAAATGGAAGACTCAGCAAACTGGGTCAGAATTTATAGAACTCAACCAGAGAAACCAAAATCAAACATTCTTGATGTGCCTTGGTTTCCTCAAACAGATAACTACAGAGATGCTAATCGCACCTGTAATTCATCTGCCTGTGCTATGGTTTTAGAATATTTTAAACCAGGCACACTCAAAGGAGCAAAGGGCGATGATGCCTACGTTCAAAAAGTATTTGCAATCGGTGACTCAACGGACCACATGGTTCAAACTCGTGTTCTCGCATCTTATGGCATTAAGTCAAGTTTCAGCTATTCCCTTACTTTTGCTGACCTTGATAGGGAGCTTGCCGCTGGCAGACCTGTTGTTGCTGGTATTCTTCATCGCGGTCCTCTATCTAATCCCACAGGCGGACACATGATAGTCATTAAAGGCAAGACACCATCAGGAGATTACGTCGTCAATGACCCCTACGGTAGCCTCAACGACGGGTATACGGGCGCTGTAAGCAACGGTAAGGGTGCCATCTACAAACGCTCTGAGCTAGCTCGTAGGTGGTGCCCTGGTGGCAACGATGGATGGGGTAGGGTTTTCCAGAACCCATAAGTTTTATAAATATCCCCAGTACCTTGACAACCGAATCAATTTCTGGTAAACTTGGTTCAAGTCTGAAGTCAGTAAACCTTTTGGCATTTCCGCCACAAGTCCAGCTGGAAATATGTTACTCGCTATGCAGATAGCATAGAAGGAGGCATTACTAATTTTAGGCTTATCGGGTAGGTGTCCGAGTGGTTTAAGGAACCTGACTGTAAATCAGGCGGCTCTGTCCAACGCTGGTTCAAATCCAGCCCTGCCCATTGACAACACCAATTTATATTATAAGCGATTGAGTTGTTGTCATTTTGTGCCCAGGAAGGTGCCCACCGAGAGGTGTGGTGTACCCCCCTTCTATTGGGATGTAGAGTTCTATTAATTTAAATGCGTTTTATTTCAACACTTCTTATTGCTTCAACACTTCTTGGATTTACGCCCCAAAAAGCTGAAGCAGCCAGCGGATGTTCAATGGCTTCACATTATGGTATTGGTGATGGATATCACGGTAGAACCACCGCTAACGGTGAAAGATACAATGCATATGGTAAATCGGTAGCACATAAATGGCTTCCATTTGGTACAAAGTTGCGGGTGACTAATCAATCAAATGGTAAATCAGTTATTGTGCGAGTGAATGATAGAGGTCCATATGTCGGAGGACGTGACCTTGACCTGTCTTATGGGGCATTCTCTTCAATTGCACATCCAGGACAGGGAGTGGCAAATATCTGTTACACTAGAGTGTGATAGACTAAATAATGGGGAGACGAGGTTCTCCCCTCCCATGAATAAGAAACAAGTTATAAATTTTGCAATCATAGGAGTTATACTTACCTCATCAGTAGGATTACTTACAAAATGTACAGGGATTGATGAGATACATTGGTATGACCTGATTGACGAAATTCAAAGAAAGTATTTTCCAAATAGTCAATTAAACGACTATATAATAAAGGACCCAGCACTTCTTGACCGTCGTGTTAAGAGAGATGTTGACAAAGCAATTTCAGATTATGAACGCTTGACAGGAGACGATGGAACTGTTAGAATTCCACCGCCCCGATACTCAGAGAAACCAGTGGACACTTCTGTGTGTTATACTGATGAGTGTCGAGCACTGGGAGGAGAAATCCGACTCTGTGCTCCATGGGTCCCAGACTGCCCCTTGACAAAGCAAGATTAGTCTGGTACAATTACTACACAAATGACTCAGTAGCTCAGCTGGATAGAGCATCTGCCTTCTAAGCAGTTGGTCGGGGGTTCAAGTCCCTCCTGAGTCGTGACAACTGAATATTTTAAGGTATGAAACAATGTACAAAATTAGATGCAAAGATTGCAACACTGATTTGCAAGTAACTCAACCAAACCGTGGTCAATCATGTAAGTGTCCTAATAGAGCCTACATAAGACTTGACAACAACGGATTACCTGTTATAATTGCTGAAGACATGAGCCGTGTTGAAATGGTGAGTGGATTCACTAAACCAAAAGAGAAACAAAAGATTATGGAACCAATGACTCCAAAGAGACGAATAAGAAGACTAGATTACGAAGTTCGTTAATTTAGTCTGGGACTGTCGCCTATTGGTTAAGGCCCACTGCTTATAACGGTGTGAACGGGGTTCAATTCCCTGCAGTCCTATTGGAGAGCGACGGTTCTCCAAAGAATGTGACAGAACAATCCTTGTGGTTACTCACGGGATAATGTAATAGGTTAGGGGTGGTGCCCGCTGTATCGTTGAGAAATCAAAGGTATAGAACTTCCGACCAAGAAGAATCTAGGTATTAGGAAATACGGTTGTCAGTGTAACCTTCCTGATTGTGGGTATGACAGATTCCCACCATTCACCCAAAACATTCATCATCAGAGTTTGCCAGTGTGTAGATGATGTCTCAGCGATAACTGGAATTGGGGAGAATAATGAAGCCGCTTGATTTTAAATCAAGATTAAACATGCATCTTATTCTCTCATCAAGGTCTCATCGTCTAACTGGTCAGGACGTTACCCTTTCAAGGTAAAAATCCGAGTTCAATCCTCGGTGAGACTACCACGGAATGTAGCTCAGTTTGGTAGAGCACTCGCTTTGGGAGCGAGATGCCGTAGGTTCAAATCCTATCATTCCGACTTACCGTTAACAGAACTTTCCTTCTGACGGTAAATACCACTAGTATATTATTCAACATAGACTACAATCGCCGTTGTTTAGTTTACTAGTTTGACGTTGAACTGCAAAGTCAGCATACGGATAGAGATTAGGTCCCTGGTTTCACACCTAATCCATCTGGGGGATTAGCTCAGTTGGTAGAGCGCCTGCTTTGCAAGCAGGATGTCAGCGGTTCGAGTCCGCTATCTTCCATTCCCACTATATTATTTTCTATGGGAGACTCAGTTAAGTATCAAATTGAAAAAGCTGAACATGCACTTCGTTCTGCACTAGAACTAGGTGCTATGCATGAAGACCCTTATACTCTTCATACTATTGTAGAAGCTTTACAAAAGATAGGTTACATTATTATAATGGGTAAAGTTCAAACATCAACGGAAGATTTTAAAGTAGAAGGTGGAATTCCTTTTGCAACTAATTATCCAGATGTAAATGATGTTGTTTCTCCAGACATTAATTTTGTTACCTAAATAAAATCAATACTTCTCAAGCCTATCAACGATGCTCAAACAGAGAAGTCACTGCGGAATTAGTTCAGTGGTAGAACGTCAGCCTTCCAAGCTGAATGTCAGGGGTTCAAGTCCCCTATTCCGCTTCCTCAAACATTGAGGTTATTATGTCACTTATTTCACAAAAAGATAGGGACCTTGCTATTGAAGCACTGGACTTCTATCTCTTCAATAAAAAGTTTGACTTTACTGAAGCAAAACGAGCAGAAGTAAATGCTCTTATTAATTGGATTAAATTGGAAAAATCTAAGCATGAAAATTAATCTTTGGTATTGTGAAACGATGAATCAATGGAGGTGGACTCTTGTAGACGACCACCGCCCTGTTATCAAAATGGAATCAGGTCAACAACCTGACCTTCGCGTAGCAATGAATGACATTGCAAACACTGTTGAATATATGTTATCTCATCAGTGATTTCATTCCAGAGTAGCTCAGTGGCAGAGCTGGCGGCTGTTAACCGCTCGGTCGCAGGTTCAAATCCTGCCTCTGGAGTTGCTATACAATATAGCAAAAAATGTAGGAACCAAAACCTCTTCCTGGTCATGGCTAGGTAATGTGAAGAGGGAGGCTTAAGGTGATGCTCTCCCCTCCTACCACTAAATACATGTATCGGTAGATACAGTCATGAAATACAAAATCTCCTCAAAGTATTGTTATTACAATAATGAAATTGTAGAGATGTATTTCATTAATAATGTTCCATTTACTTTTAATGAACTTCCTACAATAATGCAGGAAGACCCATATGTTCAAGTTGAAGCATCTTCTAATCAAGAATATACTCCAGAAGATTTATATAGAACTTCGTTTTATTTAATTGATGAAGAATGTCATCCTTGTTTATTCCCAGTAGATTTAGAAAATCCTGAGGACATGCCAAATGATTGATAAATTTTTATCATACTTAGAAGGAACGTTTGATAATAAAACTCAAGCATATACCTATCCTGGTGCATTTGGTCATATTCAAATTACTCATAAGATTATAACAAATAATCTTGTATATGGAGAACAAGGATATGTTTATTGCAATGGAACTCCATATAGACAATTTGTATTAGAAATTTTTCAGGATGATAATTTTATTATTGTACAAAATTACAAATTAAATAACCCAGAAAAATTTTTAGGATTCAATAATTTAAATTTGATGACAAGCTCAGATATTTCATTAAATGAAAAATGTAATATCTATTTCACCGAAAGAAATAATATATTTTATGGTGAAAGTATTGGGTGTGAATGTTATGTTAATTGGTCTAATACATTAACCTATCTACAAACATATTCTCATCTTTCATCTGAATATTATTTTGTTGAGGATATTGGAATTAGTATGGAAACTGGAAAACAAATTTGGGGTTCCAGAAATGGAAAATTTCATTTTTATAAAATAAAATAATACGCCTCTGTAGCTCAGTTGGATAGAGCAGGGCTTTTGTAAAGCTCAGGTCGCATGTTCAAGTCATGTCAGGGGCTTAAAATAAATATTAATTCTATGTACGAAAATCAAACCGAGTTTGAATGGCATTTACTTGACTTTGGAAAAAAAGTAGAGTATATTCTTGCTGCAGAAATGGCTGGTAGAGTTAATGCCAATGATGCCTATAAACAAATTAAAGATTTATTTGAAGACCTTAAAAAGTTTCGTAAAAAAGAAAAGAAGCAAGATAATCCTTTAGATTACGATAACATTCCTGAGAGGTATTGATTATGTTTACACAAGGACTGGTTGAAACTGAAAACGAAGACCCTGGATTTGAGATTACTCATCTCTCATTCCGCAAAAGAAGGTCAGAGAATATGTATGGTGGTCCTGTGCATTACTATGTTGGCAACATCGTATTTCGTTTGACTAACGAGGATGCGAAGCGTCGCATGGAATACATCATGCAAGAGAACGAGAGAGTTCGTGTAGCACCAGACGAGGAGTTACACAACAAGTATTACGATGGTCTTCACTTCAAGTTCAATACTGAAGAACGAGAAGAGGATGCTGTAGAAGATGAGGATGGACAAAAGTTCTATCCATTAGATATTATCAACAAAGAAGGCATCAAAGATGAGGATGTATTCATCTGGGGATACCGTCGTAACATGGACCCTCTACATGACTTCATTGAATACATTGAGAAGTTTGATTGTTACAGAATGCACGAATACTTTCAAGACACACCAGTAGTTCGTGGTATAATACAGTATCTCCAAGACATGAAAGATGGTAAACCTAATCCAAGCCGCACGGTCTATCATGAGCAGTTCCTCTCAACGCTCACAAACCTCTGCTGGTGGTGGGACTAGAACCTGCTCCAAATGCAAAACTGAGAAACCCCTTGACAAGGACCACTACCAAGTGGTAAAATACTTTCGTTCTGGTTTCTCCTATTATTGCAATGAATGCAATAAACCCAAACCCAAGGATTGACAAGATACTCTGTTCGTGGTATCATAAATATGTCGGTTGGAAACCCAACCTAACTCATTCTGGACTGGGGTTCGACTCCCCACACCTCCATTCACGGGGGTGAACTGGTATCGACGGGGTGGGGGATGCGAGAACAAATCTCAACAACATCGTAAAATTTGAGAGGACTTCTGTTGCTGTATAGTAACGAACTCTGACTCACAATCGGGGGGAATTCCCCCCTTCAAAATATAATATAAATTGTTTAAACATGGCAATTAAATACAATCTAACAATTGATAAACTTGAAAAAATTACATCACTTAATGAATTTAATAATGTAATTAATGCAGTATCAGTTGTAATTAATGCATATTCTGAAGAATATCCAGATATTACATACGAATGTAGTGGAGATATCAAACTAGATGTTTCTAAAATTATTGAAGACCAATTTATTTCTTTTGAAGAAATTACACAGGAAGTAGTTCTTGATTGGATTCTTAAAAAGGAAGGAGTAGAAACTGTAGAAGAATTTTCTTTATTAAAATTTTCAATTGCCAACATTCAATCTCGCATCAATAATCTAAACGAAAAAGAATTAATTGATGTAAATTGGACAATAAGTAATTGATATATAGTCTCGGAGTAGACTTTAAACTCTGCCCTGGTCGGGAGCAACCCCCTTTAATTCCTATGGAAAATACCCAAATCTGTTCACTCAAGTTATCAAGAGTCTGCTCTGAAATTGAAAGTGTAATTAATACACTTAAACAAATTCAAGTCCATATGGACTTGAAAACTTATGTTAAAGTTGATGAGACAATTAGAAAACTTGATGAACACAAACAATATATCTGGCAAATATATAAAGATATTGATGTCTCGGAATGACTTAAAAACTTGCCCTGGTGGAGTCAAACATGACCCAATTTAGTCCTCGTCGGATTGGACATTAAATATGCCGACTGGTGCGGATGAGGAGTTTTTTAACTCCGCCGAGTTTCCAATTTTCTCGTAAACAAAATTGGTGGCGAGCCTGCAAAGGGGGTTGACAACCCCTAACAGCTCCTAGTATAATAGGAGCATATGGAAGTGAAGCCAACTGGAGCGGCACGGAGACAATCCATACAGTAGTTGGTTCGATTCCAACCACTTCCACACAATATAAATAAATTGTTGTAATTCTTAACATACTATGATGATTCGTTCATTTATTGCTGCTGGTGTTGTTGCTGCCTCTATGGCTGCCCCTGCCATGGCACAAGTCACCAGTGTTTCACAACTGCGTGATGTTCAACCAACTGAGTGGTCATACCAGGCTATCTCTAACCTAGTATCACGTTATGGTTGTGTTGCTGGTTTCCCTGATGGTACTTTCCGTCCTGGTGAACCTGCTACTCGTGCTCAACTTGCTGCACTAACCAACGCATGTCTGGACCGTATTAGTGAATTCCAAACTGCTGCAGATGCACAGCTAGCTGCTGCTCTTCGTGCAGAATTTGCTAAAGAACTAGGTGCTACCAATGCCCGTGTAAGTGCTCTTGAACTTGCTGCTGCTCAAAAAGCTCAAGGTGTAGGTAACTATCTTGGTCTTGGCGTACTGCTAAACAAGCAGGGTGTTGATGGTGATGGTAAGTCTGTTAACAGCACTATCTCTGGTGGTACTCTCCAGGCTCGCTATGCTGTAAAGACTTTTAGCAACCAGAATGCTGTTTCTGTTCGTCCTTACATCAACGCTGTAGCTGGTCCTAATAGCAACATCGGTGCTGCTGGCGGTGCTATGGTTTCCTATGACTGGAGCATCTCTCGTGCTGCATCTGGCGTTAGCCGTGCTAACATCTACGCAGGTGCTGGTTATCAAGTTCCTTTCGTAAATGGTGTTGAAGCAAATGCTCAACCTGCTGTTGGGACTGGTACTGCCGTTCTTGCCCTTGGTCTTGAAGGTCGTATCACCAACTCTCTGGTTGGTTTTGCTGACCTGAAGTTCCCGACTCAAAATGCTGGTGGAGGTTCTTACTCTCCTGTGTTTACCACTGGTCTGGGCTTCAAGTTCTGATTTTCTGACAATCGGGGGTTGACAAACCCCCTTTTTTCATATATACTAATGTAACAATTCTTAATGAACTAATATGACGGTAACAACTAATGAGCGTGGGCAAATGAATATGTTTGCTAATGAGCCCACAATGTATTATGAAAACTACGGGATGTATACCCCTTCAGAAATCAAGGAACGTACAAATGGACGCTGGGCTATGGTCGGTATTATTGCTGGCTTTATTTCTTATTCTATCACAGGTAAACTATTCTTCGGAATCTTTTGAGGAGGAAAACAATGGAAAAAATCTTCACAGAAAAGGCTGAGCGCCTAAATGGTCGTCTCGCTATGCTAGGATTCGTGGCTGCAGTTGGTGCATATCTTGCAACTGGCCAAGTAATCCCTGGTGTATGGTGAAATGGGAGAAGTAATTTTTACTACTACTAGTATTACATTTCTAGTTCTTTTATTTCACTCTATCAATAAACTATCTGAAACATATTGATAAATACAGGAGGTTCAATACCTCCTTTTTTTATGTCTATAAAATTCGTTGATGCATCGAAATATGATAAAGGACTTCCTCATCAACTAGATGCATGGGAGTATCTTCAACAAAATACTCCACCACATGTATTAGTTGAATTTGAGAAAAGATTTAGAAATCAAAAAGCTGATAATTTATATTCTGGAATATCACTGATTAAAGAATTTGAAAATATTGAATTGGTTGCATACCCAGACCCTAAAACAAAAGGTAAACCTTATACAGTAGGTTGGGGAAGCACTCGTAAGAAAGATGGAACTCCTTTTAAGTTGGGAGAAAGGATTACCCAAAAAGAAGCAGATGAGCTATTTGATTATCAAATTCAAAATGAATTTCTCCCACAACTTAGAAAGATTCCATACTGGGAGGAAATGAATGTCAATCAAAGAGGGGCTTTACTTTGCTTTGCTTATAATCTTGGTGCAGATTTCTATGGTTCTCCTGACTTTAATACTATTACACGAGTCTTGAAGAATAAAGAATGGTCTAAAGTACCAGAAGCACTTAAACTCTATCGTAATCCTGGAACTGATGTAGAGGCAGGATTATTAAGAAGAAGAATTGCTGAAGGAAAACTTTGGATGAGTTAATCTTCCATCTTTGCTTTTAAACCAAGCAATGCTGTAAGTAAAGTAAATAAAGCATTATATCCCCTGCTCTCGGATTCTTTGCAGTCCAAGGGTGGGGGATTTACTAATCCACCTAATGCATCTGCTCTTTCCATTGACCCAGGAACCATAAAATTACAATTTACAAATGTAATACCAACATATCCTAGTGTTCCTATTACAAGAGTTACAATCAATTTATCCAAAAGGCAAAGACCTTTTCTTTCCTTTTTTGGCTGGTCTCCTGATGAATCTGATAACTTCTGTTGGTTGTCTTTTTGGTTGTGGTCTTCTGTTTTCATTGAAAACTCCATCATTGGTAATTAATCGTGTAAGTAATAGTCCAACGATAAAAATGGATTTCATTTTTGTTCTTGTTTATGAATCCAGGTTTTCAATTCATGCAAATATTCAATAAGTTGATTTGCTTTTTCTTCATGCCAAAAATCTCCAGTAGATAACCATTCTTTTCTGTGGTTATCTATAGCTTTTAATATTTGATGTATTGGAGTATTCCAAGGTTCTCTTATAGGAGTATTCCATTCCCTTGGCATGGTGTATACTATTATTTTAAGTATTTATTATAATATCTGCTTTGGCCCTTGACAGGGCAGGCGACCTGTGGTACTATAAATAAGTGGTGAGGGACGTAACATTCCTTCACATACTTTTTAATAAACCTTTACGTTCTTTTAAAACCATGACTGCAACTCTCGCCCAACAGCGAAGTGGCAACACTTGGGAACAATTCTGCGAGTGGGTTACTTCAACCAACAATCGTCTTTACGTTGGCTGGTTCGGAACCCTCATGATTCCAACTCTTCTCGCTGCGACTATTTGTTTCATTGTTGCCTTTATCGCTGCACCTCCTGTCGATATCGACGGCATCCGTGAACCTGTTGCTGGTTCACTTCTCTACGGCAACAACATCATCTCTGGTGCTGTTGTTCCTTCCAGCAACGCTATCGGTCTTCACTTCTATCCCATCTGGGAAGCACTTTCACTTGACGAATGGCTTTACAATGGCGGACCTTATCAACTTGTGGTTTTCCACTTCCTTATTGGTGTCTTCTGCTACATGGGTCGTGAATGGGAACTCTCCTATCGTCTGGGTATGCGTCCTTGGATTTGCGTTGCTTATTCTGCTCCCGTGGCTGCTGCAACTGCTGTGTTTCTTGTTTATCCCTTCGGTCAAGGTTCCTTCTCCGATGGAATGCCTCTTGGAATCTCGGGAACGTTTAATTACATGCTCGTCTTCCAAGCAGAACACAATATTCTTATGCATCCGTTCCATATGCTTGGCGTGGCTGGGGTATTTGGTGGCAGTCTGTTTAGTGCTATGCACGGAAGTCTGGTCACGTCATCGCTAGTGCGTGAAACTACTGAAACCGAATCACAAAACTATGGATACAAGTTCGGACAAGAAGAAGAAACCTACAACATCGTCGCCGCACACGGCTACTTCGGACGCCTCATCTTCCAATACGCTTCCTTTAACAACTCTCGTAGCCTACACTTCTTTTTGGCTGCTTGGCCTGTTGTTGGTATTTGGTTTGCTGCTCTTGGAGTTAGCACGATGGCATTCAACCTGAATGGTTTCAACTTCAACCAGTCTCTGCTTGATAACAACAACCGTGTTATTCCTACCTGGGCTGATATTCTCAACCGTGCTAACCTTGGTTTTGAGGTAATGCATGAGCGCAACGCTCACAACTTCCCTCTTGACCTTGCTGCTGCTGATATGACCCCTGTGGCACTCACCGCACCAGCTATCGGCTGATTATCTACTTGACAAATCTCTCCAAACCGTCTACAATGTGTAGGCGGTTTTTTATTGATTATGAAAAAGTACACTGTTTGGATAAGCTGTGGGAATAGTCCATGGGATAGAACATATTTCAATGAGCTAGGTGCAGTACAACTTACACAAGAACAAATCTCTAAATACTTTACTTTTTCAGAATCTGGAGAAATTGAATTTGATTCTGATGTTCTATCAGAAGAAACTGATAGAGATTGGAATGACCCAGAGAAAAATTTACCAACTTGGGATGATGTAACAGAAGGTTGTCTATGTTGGGGTCCAGATGCAGATGACCAATATGTTGGTGTATGTCTTGCAGAAGATGATGAAAATCAAATTTGGGTAAAATCAATTGAAGAACTACCGTATTATACTTCCAATGATATTCAAGAAGGACTTCATATTCAAGAAGAACATACTGGCGCAATTGCTAGAATTATATCTGAATTGGATGAGCCTGATGGAGTTTGGATTGTCTATAATTCTTATGAGCGTGGTAGTTATGTTGGAGAATTTGAACTTCCAGATGATGTTCAATTTGACCCATCTAAATTAGTAGTGAATCTATCTGAAGTTGCAGAATCTTGGACTGTAGTTACTGGATTTGAATATGATGGAGAAGATATTTACTGTGATGGTGATACTATGGGAAAAGGTATCGACTGGTATGTTTATTATAAAGGTCAGCTTCATAGCTTCAAATGACCCCTTGACAAATATTTGAAAATGTCCTACACTAGAATCGTGACTCGATTTACACTGAATGCAGTATAAAGAAATTTTTGAGCGAGAGCACTGGATTAAAATTCTAAACAATGTAGTTGAAGAATTGCAATTTGTACTATCTCGTAATATTAAATTAAAACTAAAATCTGAATTAATTTCAGAAATGACTGAAAAACTTGCACAAGAATATTTCTCTAAAATTTATCCAGAGAATGTAAAATGTGCAACTTGTGATAATGACCCAGACTTAGTATTTGGAACTACTCCAGTTGAAATTAAAGTAGCAAAGTATTGTAATGGCTTTTGCTGGAGAGGAGCTAAATACTCTAAGCGAGAAAGTGATTACGTTTTGATTGCATGGGATTTTAATAAGTACAACCCAGAAGTAATTCATTTTGCAGTTTATAAAGCATTCCTTTCAACACAAGATTGGATTGAACAAAAACGTGATAACTATTATGCTAAGTTATACACAATGAATTTATTGTCTAAAAATAAAACACACTTTGCAATTATTGGAGATATTTCATACAATAAAAACGATAATGCAAAACCTATCTTTGAGGAAATCTAATGGAAGACCAAGTAATTGATGTTGAAGCTTCTTCTGTTGTTGATGAACAATTTCCATCTAATATTAGTATGGAAGTCAATCATGAAGATAAAATTAAAACAGCAGCAGAAATCCGAAATGATTTAAATAAACTAAAAGAACTGAATAGAGAACTAAAGAAAATCAAAAGATATATGAAGAGTCCTATTCATGCTATTCGACAAATGGATGCAAAAGCTGCCATGAATCAATGATATATAATAAGTAACCATTGGTTACTTTTTTGGAGGGTCAATCCGATTGGCGACGGAACCTGTCTTGAAAACAGTTGAGGTGTTAAAGCCCTTGGGCGTTCGACTCGCCCACCCTCCGTTAATTGATATTATTTTTATGAATGACAAAATGTACAAAGAATTTTGTGAAAAAATTCAACACAGTATTCAAATTTCAATTAAGCATGGTCACAATGATTATGCACTGGGATTAAAAAAATCTATCATGATTATGAATGAATTAAGACAAAGATATGCAAATGAAACTAAATAATATCATTCTTAATCTGAGAGGTTAGTATGGAAAAATGTCCTGCCTGTGGGATAATTATTGAAGACGGATTAGCTAAATTTTCATACGGGAAACCTGGAAGTTTAGAATATCTTGCTCAACGAGTCTGCCAGTATCGTAAAGTAGATTCTCCATGTATAAATCCTTGCTATAATGAAGAGACTGATTATCCTCCTGGATACGACGAACTTCCATTTTAACCTTATTATTAAATATTATGATTGAATTAAATGATTTTATAAAAGTTTATGATGATGTATTAGATAATGATACATGTAATCAGTTGATTCAATTTTTTGAATCCAATAACGAAAAACAAGAACATATTAATAATAATTATTGTCCTAATTTTATTCAGTTAAACTTAACCGAAAATCACAAACAAAATTCAGACATACAAACTATTCACAATCAACTAATAAAAAAGACAATAGAATATAGAGATAAGTATTATGAATTTGTAGATAAAAACGTATTTCCAGAAACTCATGCATTTGAGCAATTTAGAATTAAAAAATACTTAGACAATGCTGAGTATAGATTTGATACTCATGTTGATGTTACTGATTATAGTTCTGCTAGAAGATATCTTTCTTTTATGTGGTATTTAAATGATGTAGAAGTTGGAGGACATACTGTTTTTAAAGATTTTAGTATAGTTCCAAAAACTGGAAGATTACTTGTATTCCCTCCACTATGGTTGTTTCCTCATTATGCACAACCTGCTTTGAGTGGAGTTAAATATATTATAAGCACATACTTACACTACAAATGACTATGGAAACTAACACTGAGGCTACTGAAAATCTAGAGATTGAATTGGATGATGATACTGCCAAGATTGCATCAATCTTAGCAGAAGAAAGAGGTATTACTGTAGAAGAATTACTTCAACAAGTTTTGACTGATGCATTGGAAAGTGGGTATTTTGATAATCCAGAAAATATAACTGTCAATGATTCTCTAGACGTATGACACCACAAGTATTTTTTACATTATTAATATGTATACTTTGGTATGTCTGTTTCACTGACCCGAATATATTAGATTGGGTTACTATTAAAATACAACATTTTTTTGTGTATTTACATTTGCAATATATTAAACTTAAATGGAAATTTAAGAAATTTTAGCGTCGGGGTGCCCTGGCGCTTTCCTGCTTTTTGTGCTATACTACGGAGAGAATCCGACAACTGCCTATGGACATTGTAATTTACAGTAAAGAAAATTGCCAGTATTGTGAAAAAATCAAGCAAGTTTTTGGACTCAAACAAATGAATTATGTTGAGTATAAACTTGATGTAGATTTTACTAGGCAAAATTTCATAGATGAATTTGGAGAAAATTCCACATTTCCTAGAATCTTAATTGATGGGAAATTAATTGGTGGAGCATCTGAAACAATTTCTTATCTTAAGGAGAACAATTTAGTATGATTAAAGTGTGTGAAATTTCTTCTTTTATTGATACATTGATGGATAACTTTACTATTCATCGAAAAAAACCTAAAGCTAGTTTTGTTAAATTTTTACAGTCGCAGGATATTGACCGTAAAACAATTAATGATTATGTAGAAAACAAAACTGGTTTTATTGAAGAGCAAATAAAGGAACTTGAACTTGCGATGTCTGGTGCTGACCCACAAGTAAAAGAAGGGTACGGAAATTTTCGTAAACCAGAACTTCGTGAATTTAAAGAAATGCTAGAACAAATCATTGATGATTTGCATAGCTATAAAGACAGCAAGAAGATTGTACGAAAGCGTAAAACACATTCACCAGAAAAACTAATAAAGTATATTAGTCTTAATACTAATCCAATTGTAGTAGGAACAAATTCATATTCTGCTATTCCTACTCTAAGTATTATTGGTGCAAAACATATTTTTCTATACAACGCAGAAAACAGAGAACTTTCATATTATACTGGTAGGTCTCTTAGTGTTCGTAGAACTTTAATCACTGGATTTGATTCTGAAAAATCTTGGGTTAGGACTATTAGAAAACCAGAAGATTTTCTGACTGAAATTATTTCTTGTAGTAAATTCAATGTTGAAAATATTGGAACTCTTCTAACTACAAAACCTAAAACTCCAACTGGTCGTACCAATTCAAAACAGACATTATTGAAGGTTTTGACATGAACTCAATTCCAGAAAAATACCTAAATAAAAATGTAAAAGCAATGTTGAGTGGGAGGAGTAAGACTTTTAATAAAAAGCCTGACTTTCACTTTTCTAGGGTATTTTCATTTCTTCAAAAAGCCTATAAAGTGGAGATAAAAATTTTCGTAGATAACGTACAACCATAATCTAAGGCTAGAGGAGAAAACTTATGCCAAGTCTACTAGTTCTCATTTCCGTACTATCAATAGGTATTGTACTAATTGTTCTGAGTTTTATGGTAGGAATTGTATTTGGTTGGTTTGCAAATGAATACTTTACTCCTATGACTTCTGGAAACAATCATCTACATCCAGAAATGTATGATGAAAACGGAAATTATATAACTGAAGAATTAATTGCTGTGCGTTTTGAAGAAGAAGATGAGGAAGACGAAAACGAAGAGGATTAATTTATGATACTTGTTGATATGAATCAGTGTATGATTAGTAACTTAATGATGCAGACCAAAATTGATGATGGACTAGATGAAAATATGGTTCGTCATATGGTTCTAAATTCTATTAAATCATACAGGAAAAAATTTCATGAAGAATATGGAGAACTAGTACTTTGTTATGATAGTAAGCACTATTGGAGAAAGGAAGTTTTCCCATATTATAAACAAAACAGAAAAAAAGATAGAGAAAAATCTTCTCATAATTGGTCTAAAATTTTTGAAGTATTGAATAAAATTAGGGATGAGATTAGAGACAACTTTCCATATATTGTAATGGAAATTTATGGAACTGAGGCAGATGATGTGATAGCAACATTATCAAAATATATCTCTATTCAAAATATTAAAAAACAGAAGCAAAATCTTCCCACAGAAAAAGTATTAATTCTATCTGGGGATAAAGATTTTATTCAACTTAAAAAATATCCATGTGTGTCTCAATACAATCCGTTACAGAAAAAATTTGTAAGCGGAATTGACCCAAAAATTTACATCAAAGAGCATGTAATCAAGGGAGATAAATCAGATGGAATTCCAAATTTCTTATCAGCATCTGATACTTTTGTTACTGGAAAAAGACAGAAGCCAATAAGTAAAAAGAATATTGATAAGTGGATAAACTGTGACCCAGAATCATATTGTAATGCAGAACAACTTTCAAATTATCATCGAAATCTTAGGTTAATTGATTTGAGTATGATACCTTCTGAAATTGAAAACAAAATTATAGAAGAATTTGAGAAGTTAAATAGTAGTAAGCCAAACAAGCTATCAATAAATTATTTTATTGAAAACAAATTAGTATCTTTATTAAATGAAATGGAGGATTTTTAACAATGGCTGAATTACCAGTAGAAAAACTTCTGATGTCAGAAGTTCTTCAAAAAATATCAAACGCAAAAACGAAGGCAGAAAAAATAGTTCTACTTCAAAAATACAAAACACCAGCACTACAATCTTTGTTAATTTGGAATTTTGATGATAGTGTTGTAACACTTCTTCCTGAAGGAGATGTTCCATATAAACCAAATGAAGCTCCTATAGATACTGAGCATACTCGTTTGATTCATGAGTATAGAATTCTGTATCATTTCATCAAAGGTGGAAATGATGGACTATCAACTCTAAAAAGAGAAACGATGTTTATCCAACTACTAGAAGGACTTCATATGGATGAAGCAAAAGTTCTTTGTTTAGTTAAAGATAAACAATTAGGCAAAAAGTATAAAATTACAAAAGCTTGTATAGCGGAAGCCTATCCAGAAATTCAATGGGGTAATAGGTCGTGACATGTGTAAAATTGTTCATTTAGATTGCAGCAAAGAACTAGCAAAAGATAAAACTCTTCCACTGAATTCATATCTGGTCACTTATGTACTTGACAACCAGACCAGATATGATATAGTGGTATGTAACAAGCGGTCTCATATCTTCGACATGTACTGGGATAAGTACAGAGAGGGATTGAAGGATATTCGCTGGACTGATGGAAAAGTCAACCCAAAACTTTGGGGAGTTGAACCAAAAGAATCTAAAAAGAAAAAGTAATTATGAAACCTATCAAATCAAAAGACCTTCTTGAACTCGATACGCATCTTGAAGTAGTGAAACTTCAAGGATACCCAATTCCAGAACAAGTCATTTGGCAAGCAGGAAAGGGTGACTATTCTGAAGTTCCAATTCATACAGTTAAAGTTCCTAATCATCAGGAGTGTGGTGAATGGATTGTAGAACAACTACTTGCAAACGAGAGAGGTCATTGGGGTCCAATTGAACATCCAGGAATTACTTTCTCTTGCTCTGGATTTGTTCATAACGTAATTGTTCAGGCAAGAACACATCGTATTGGAACAAGTTGGGATGTTCAATCTCAACGTTATACTGGAAAGCGGGTAGTTAAAGTTGCCAAGAAAGAACTTGATATCGAAGAGGTCTTTTATGTGCGTCCTGCGGGGTTCTACACCAATCGTAAGGGCAAGAAGTATGAATGGACCGAAGAGCATCGCCAACGCAAACTAGGGCGTATCCTGAGTGAGTGTGAGGAGTATGCTGATTACTATGAGCAAGGAATGTGTGAAGAACATATTCGTGACTACCTTCCTCAGGCAATTCGTCAGAACTTTGTAGTTTCATTCAACCTTAGGTCTGTATTACACTTTATGGACCTTCGCTCAAAACTAGATGCCCAACTTGAAATTCAAGCATTGTGTGATTCATTTGCTCCAGAACTGAAACTATGGGCACCCAATGTCTGGAATTATTATGAAGAAAAGCGGCTACACAAGGCAAGGCTGAGTCCTTGATGCTATAATTGATGAGTGACTTCCTTTTATATTATGAACATCTTTTATTTGAATTACAATCCAGTTGTGTGTGCTCAAGAGCATTGCGACAAGCATGTTGTTAAAATGATTGTAGAGTATGCACAACTTCTATCTACTGCTCATCGAGTTCTCGACGGTATTGGTTATTACGAACTTTCTGAAAAGAATCGTAAAGTCAAACGATTCAAACTCGATGAGCCACGAGAATCGAATCTCTATAAAGCTTGTCATATCAACCATCCTTCTGCTATTTGGACTAGAAGTTCTGCTTCACATTATAAGTGGCTCTACGAACTCTTTGAACAATGCTGTGCTGAATACACCAGGAGATATGGCAAGTTTCATGCTACTGAATCTTTGAAAGCTTATCTTAAATATCCACCTAATAATCTACCAAGTCTTGGTTGGTCGGACCCCCCTCCAGCAATGCCCGATAAATACAAAGTAGCTGATTCAATTCAGTCCTATCGTAACTATTACATCGGAGAAAAAGTTTCCTTTGCAAAATGGAAATCTCCAGCAACTATTCCTGAATGGTTTAACACTCATGCCTACTTATAGATTCAAAGACAATAACACTGGTGAACAATTTGATAAATGGATGTATATGGCAGAAAGGGAACCTTATCTAGCAAATAATCCTCATCTAACTCAAATTCCAACTGGTCTAAATGTAGTTGGTGGAGTTGGAGAATTTAAAAATAAAGCTCCAGACACTTTCAAAGACGTTCTTCGTCGCATCAAATCAAGCCATGCACATTCAACAATAGACGTATGACAAGTTCACGCAGAAGAAAATCTGACCAATCATTTTCTGATGTTCCATCTAAAAAAATGAGAAGGAAAAAACCAATTGACATTGAGCATATTAGAGACATTTCTCCATTAACACCAGCTCAAGAAAAAGTATTTGAAGAATATGCCAATCAAAAGAATTTGTTTCTTTATGGTGCTGCAGGCACTGGTAAAACTTTTATTAGCTTATATCTTGCTCTTAAAGATGTATTGAACGAAAGAACTCCATATGATAAAGTCTATATGGTTCGTTCTCTAGTTTCTACCAGAGAGATTGGTTTCCTTCCAGGAGACCATGAAGACAAGTCTTCACTTTACCAGATTCCATATAAGAACATGGTAAAGTATATGTTTGAAATGCCAGACGAAGCATCATTTGAAATGCTTTATGGCAATCTAAAAAATCAAGGAACTATTAGTTTTTGGTCTACCTCTTTTATTCGTGGAACAACTCTTGACAACTGTGTTATAATTGTAGATGAAAGTCAGAATCTCAATTTCCATGAATTGGATTCTATTATCACTCGTGTTGGGCAGGATACAAAAATTATTTTCTGTGGTGATGTCAATCAAACAGACTTAATTAAAACAAATGAAAGAAATGGTATTCTAAACTTTATGAGTATTCTTCAAACCATGGAAGAATTTTCTATGGTAGAATTTGGCATTCCTGATATTGTTCGTTCTGGTCTCATCAAGAGTTATCTAATTAGCAAAATGAATTTAGGATTATAATGTTTATACATTTAAATAATGCTCCGTTGATTGATTTACAAGCAGAAACAACAGATAAAGGAAGGATTTATGTTACTCCATCTGGTAACAGGTATCCTTCCGTTACTACTGTTATTGGTGCTAAATCAAAAAAATCTATTCTTGAATGGAGAAAGAGAGTAGGAGAAAAAGAAGCTAATCGTATTTCTTCCAGAGCTTCTGCTAGAGGTACTTCATTGCATTCTATGAATGAAGATTACCTAAATAATATGTTCGATGAAAACAAGTATAAAGATAAAGTACTTCCTTTATACATGTTCAAATGTCTGCGACCATATCTAGACAAGATTAACAACATACATGTTCTAGAAGGAGCATTATATAGCGATATATTAAAACTTGCTGGAAGAGTTGATTGTATTGCTGAATATGAAAATGAGCTTGCAATTATAGATTTTAAAACTTCTACTGAGCCAAAGGAACGGCAATGGATTGATAATTACATTGCACAAGAATGTGCATATGCAATGATGTATTATGAACGTACTGAAATTAAAGTAAAAAAACTTGTAACATTAATTGCTTGTGAAGATGGAGAAATCCAAGTCTTTCAGGAGTATGACATCATGAAGTACATGAAAGTACTAATGGAATACATCAAAGCCTATGAAAAACAAAGAACTAACTGATTTATTTGATGATAAATTTATGACAGCAACTAAATTTTCTATGGAAGTAGAAGAAATAGTTCACTCAAATCAGGGTGGGCTAAATTATATTGAAGCAATATTAGTTTATTGCGAACAGAATGAAATTGAGTTAGAGAATGTATCTAAACTTATTTCAAAACCACTTAAGGAAAAACTTAAAGTTGATGCACAACGCATGAACTTTATGAAGAAAACAAGTAAGGCAAGACTTCCTATTTGATATGGATGGCTTTGAAGTTTATAAATTATATGTTGCCATAAAATCTCATTTTTTAACAGATAAATATGATTTCTTCACCTTCAATGGAAAGACCAGAACTTCTGCGAATTCATTCCAAAAAAGAGGTGACATATACTTTTTCAAAAAACTTGCTACGAAATTTAATAGAGAAGAAATGATACAATATTTTGTATCACACTTTGTTAATGATGAACATACTTGGATTGGAGATATTTCAAAAGTTCCAAATTCAAGTAAAGTATATTTAGAGTGGAAAAGAAAAATCAATAGCATGAGTAATGTATTTACAAATGATATTGATAGTTTGTTGACAGATAATAATTTAGAAGATATTTTTAAAGTTGTTCATACGCATCCACCATTAATTACAAAATATCTTTCCAAGTCGATTACACTTGAAACCCTGGTGATAATGAACAAAATTTTTAACTATGTTCCTGACCTTGATAAAGTTATTTCCGAAACAGTTATCTGGCCAGACTTGAAAAAACGAATCCTAAAATATCAACCTTTTCTTTCCATAGATAGACCTAAATATAAACAAATACTACTAATGAAGGTAACTGAATAATGTCTTTTTTTGAGCAAGAACTCATTCAAGGTGAATTGCAAGAAATGACAAAATTATATGAAGAAATTCGTTTTATGATGTCATATCCTCATGAGCAATCTTTAGAATCTAGAAAGGAGTGTTTGGATAAATTAGAAAGACTTGTAGAATTACAAGAATTACTATATTTTAGAGCCAAATATTCTGATGACTCAGAAGCTAAAGATTTTGCAGTTATGATAAAACAATCTGCCATTTTACTTGGTGTACCTTCATATGTAGATATTTCTGAAATTTTCGCCCACATGCGTCAGGACATCGAACGAGCAAGAAACAAACTTGACAAGTCCGCCTGACCATGTTATGATAATCATGTATTTGGTGAAGCAGGCCAAATCCTAACAATCCATTTAATCCATTTAATACGGAGAATCCAATGTCTTTTGCAACTCTAAAGCGTAACTCTTCCTCAGTATTTGAGAAGCTATCTCAAGAGGTAGAAAAAATTTCCAATTCATCTTCTAGCAATGTAGATGACCGCTTCTGGAAACCAGAAGTAGATAAAGCTGGAAATGGTTATGCAGTCATTCGTTTCCTTCCTTCAAAAGAAGATGGAAATCTACCTTGGGTAAAAATGTATACTCATGCTTTCCAAGGTCCTGGTGGTTGGTACATCGAAAATTGTCTTTCCACTATCAACAAATCAGACCCAGTAATGGAACTGAATCGCCAGCTATGGAATACTGGTCGAGATTCAGACAAAGAAATTGCTCGTAAGCAAAAGCGTAAACTATCATATTACAGCAATATTTACGTCGTAAAGGACCCAGCTCATCCTGAGAATGAAGGTAAAGTATTTCTTTACAAGTACGGTAAGAAGATTCATGATAAAATTCTAGAAGCAATGCAACCTGCATTTGCAGACGAAGTTGCAGTGAATCCTTTTGACCTTTGGGAAGGTGCTGACTTCAAACTAAAAATTCGTAAGGTTGACGGTTATTGGAATTACGATAAATCTGAGTTCGCTTCAACTGGAACTCTTGGTGATTTTGATGATAATCAACTTGAGCAAATCTATAACAAGATTTATGACCTAAGTGAATTTACTGCAGACAGTAATTTCAAATCATATGAAGAACTTCAAAAGCGTCTTAATATGGTTCTAAATTCTGCTCCAGCTGTAAGGATTGACCGTGAGACTTATGAATCTGAAGAGGAAGAAACAATCGTAGAAGCTCCTCAGACTGTAGTTTCTCGTTCAACCGAAGTTGATGATGAGGATGATACTCTAAGTTACTTCGCTCGTTTGGCTGAAGAAGACTGATATGTTAAAGGGGGCGTAAGCCCCCTTTTTTTATACTTCAGAATATCTGATTCCGTTAGCATCAATTTTATATTCAGTATCGTATTTAAATAATTCCTTAACTTCTTTTTCTAACATTGGCAAATATCTATTCTTTACTAAATATATTTCTTTTTTCTTTTCATTTTGTAAGTATTCATAATCTCTATTTGTAATTTTTTTCAATGCTTGATTTGCAGGAACAGTTATAATAACATTATTGCCATCATTATAATTTAAATTGAAAGATGGAAAATAATTGCTTGCATCTTGAGTACTCAATCCTTGATACATTTCAATTACAATTCCAGCTTCTTGAACTATAACATTACTAGAATTTCTAATTTCAATAGTTTCCCAATACTTTGGTTTATCTGCATCTTCTCCATATTTGTTATATATTTCTGTATCTAATTGAGTAGCAGTCTTTGGCCAATCATTGTTTACATCAATGATATTATTTAAAATAAGAATAGTCCAATACCATTGTGTTGACCCATATCTTTCCTGAGAAATTAATTCTGGAGTTTCTCCTTCTTTAATAGTATATCTTACCGAGTTTAAATACACAGCATTTAGATTATCTCTAAATCTAATCCTTCTGAATAAATTTTTTGATATTTTATTCTCACCTTTATGTGGATAATAAAAATCTGGTTGTGATGTAAAAAACATTTTTAGAATCCTTCTTTAGTAACTTCTTTAGCAGTAATAATTTCTGTTTCTTGAAATTCTAAGTTCAATTCATATGCAATAGGTGCAGGACCAGATAAAGCTTGCTCTCCAACTTGGTGAGTAGCCCATACTCCTTCTGGAGTATAGTTTACACTAATATTTTTTAATACTGCTGGTTTAATCTTTGGTAGTGATTGAATCGGAGCATCTTTTCCATACAACCATTTTAAGTTGTAGATATTTGGAACTGTCAACCATCTATCATTTAAATTATTTTGAATGTTTATTCCTTCTGCATCATCATCAGCACCAGCAGCAAGACCACTGGATGAGGTATAATCTGGAAGTGCATAATAACGAAGTGCTTTAATGATGTTATGAATTCTAACTTGCTCCTTTGAATTTCTTGGAACTAGTTTCCATCTAAAACTGAATGTTCTCATTCCAATTCCTTTAAAGATTTGTTCTTTATAAGGATTCAATACTCTTCCACCAACTCCTTGAGTTATTGATTCTGGGCTTGGTCCACCAGCTTCTTTAATCTTGTTTAGCACCATGGGTCCAAGTCCAGCCTTGGCTAGTGATGATAAGGTGTTCCCTAACGCTGCTGTGTCGCCTCCAGCAGCCTGTGCAGCCAGTCCAGGGGCAAATTTACCCAGAATACCAATGTCTTCTTCTGACCATGCTGGAGCGTCTGCGTACTGAATACCCTCAGGCACTGGAAGTAGAATTGTTGCTAGTGCTTGTCTATCTCCACCTGTTCTTTGAACATTAGATAGTTGAGTTGCAAATGTAGAAGCAGGAGTCACTGCAGTTGGACTAGTGCTTGTAGATGCTGTTGGTGTTGCCTGGGCTTGTGGAATTGAACTAGTTGCAAATAATCCAGACTGTGAAATAGGAATAAATCTAACTATATCAATTCTAAGCATGTCATATATTTCTGGTACTCTATCTGGCCAATATAAATCTTTAAAACTACCATCCTTGTAGTCTTCATCTGTAGAGTAGGTTTTACTAACAGTGGTAGCCATAAATACTTATAGTGTTCCCTTTATATAAAGTATTTATGAAGACTTTAAAGGGGAAATTTTCTCCAAAAAATATTCACAAATACAAAGGAAATTATCACAATATAGTTTACAGGTCTTCCTGGGAACTTAAGTTTATGAAATATTGTGATAGTAGAGACCACATATTAGAGTGGGGTAGCGAAGAAATTGTTGTGCCCTATAGGTCTCCTTTGGATAATAAAATACACAGGTATTTTGTAGATTTTTATATAAAGGTTAAAGATAGTAATGGTAATATTCAAAAATACTTAATTGAAATAAAACCAAAACGTCAAACTGAAATTCCAAAAGTTCCCCAGCGAAAAACAAAACAGTATATGTATGAAGTAACTGAATATGTAAAGAACCAAGCAAAGTGGAGTGCTGCTGAAGAGTTTTGTTTAGATAATAATTGGAAATTTATGATACTTACCGAAAAGGAATTAAAGGTATGACAGTACTCAGAAGTAAGGACCAGATTAGTAAAGGATTTGGTCAAATTCAATTAAGTGGAAGTATATTTGAGGATGTTAGAAAACTTGCTAGAACCAAACCAAAATCATATAGTTGGTATAGAGACACTGTTAGAATGGTCTCTTCAAAAAGTGATATCTATGCTACACTATCAACATGCGAAGAGACATTGTTTCCAGCAGGAGGAAAATTATATTTCTTTGAATATAATGCAACATGGGCTAGAAAATTAAAATATTATGATGAATTTCCTTTAGTGTATATGTTATCTGGAGGAAAGAATTTTTTCGGAGCAAATTTACACTATCTCAATTATGCAAGAAGAGTACAAGTCATTGAAAGTATCGTGGCAGGAACACCAACAATCCCAAAACAGTGCTTTCATAATTATGTTCATGCTGGTCTTGACACGCCGCTTTTTGAAATAAATAGTGAAGATTGGAAAACAGCAATCTTCATTCCCAATGAAAGTTTTGTTACAAGAAGAAGAGGATTGTATCAAAGAGTAAGCAAATCTTTTGTCTGGGGAGACAGTAATCAATGAATACATTTAGCGCACCACCGATTAATAATTTCAAAACTTTTAAAAGTTACGTTACAAAATATGGGTTTTCCCTGAGTAACTTTTATGATATAGATTTTAGATTTTCTAATTCAACTGGATACTTATATTCTCTTTTGAGAAGAAGTCTAGTTTCTCCAAATTTAAATCAAAACACAGCAACAACCATTGGTAACGACCAAGATACTGTTGTTGGATTAATGAGAGCATATGCTGAAGAATGTACCATTCCAGGTTTTCAGATTTCTACTGGTGACTATAGAATTAATAATAGTCCAATGTTTAAGTATGCATATGGAATTGTAAATAATGAAATAACATTTTCATTCATTTATGATGCAGATTCTGAAATAAGAAAAGTATTTGATGCTTGGCAAAATTACATCTATTGCAATGTTGCTACAAATTCAGAATCTGATTTGAATAATATTAACGGAATCAATAATTTAGGAAGGACTAGATATAGAGATGAATATGTATGTGATATTGTAGTAATCAAATATGAGAGACATGCATCAAGTAAGAGAAATACATTTGTTAAGAATAATCAAAGTTTAAATAGTTTTTATCCAACAAAAGATATCATTCCAGATTTTGATGTAAAAAATAGAAATGCCATGGAATTTACTTCTGGGTTTGGAAAAGCTAAGCCAGTGTATTCTACCAAATTAATAAATGCGTTTCCAACAAATATTTCTTCTATTGCACTATCAAGTGGCTCTTCTCAATTAATTAAATTACAAACCACATTTGAGTATGAGACTGCAATTACAAGCGGGCAAGTATCTGGAAGTGTACTAACTTCTGGAAATGCTAGAACTATCTCTAAATAACTAACCTAAATAATTTTAATTATATTATAGGATATTATGCCTTTACCAAAAATAGTAGCACCAACTTATGAGTTGCGTTTACCTTCAACTGATGAACTCATAAAATTTAGACCTTTCCTTGTAAAAGAAGAAAAAATTCTTCTTATGGCACTGGAAACTGAAGATGAAAAACAAATGACCAATGCGGTTAAAACAATTCTCAAGAATTGTATTCTGTCTAAAGTAAAAGTTGAAGAACTATCAATTTTTGATATTGAATATTTGTTCTTAAATATTCGTTCAAAATCTGTTGGAGAAGAAATTGAACTCAATTTAACTTGCACTGATGATAATGAAACTGTAGTACAAGTTACTATTAACGTTGATGATATTAAAGTTAATAAACCAGAAGACCATAAGAAAATTATTGATATAACTGATGCTATTACAGTTGTGATGAAATATCCAAGTATGGATATGTTTATTAAAAATAATTTTTCTTCTACTGGAAAATCTGAAGACGTATTTGAAATTGCAGCTTCATGTATTGAACAGATTTTAGATGGTGATGATGTATACGAAACTAAGAGTTTTAATAAAAAGGAAATTATGGATTTCCTTGAGAGCATGGATACTGCTCAATTCTTAAAGATTCAACAATTCTTTGAAACAATGCCTAAACTAACTCACACAGTTAAGGTAGTTAATCCAAATACTGAAGTTGAAAATGAAATTGTCATTGAGGGATTAGCAAATTTTTTCGGCTAGGATTAGCTCATGAATCATTAGAAAATTATTATAAAATAAATTTCATTTTATTACAGCACCACAAATGGACGCTAACTGAAATTGAAGATATGATTCCGTGGGAAAGAGAAGTCTATGTACATTTATTAATTGATTATATTGAGGAAGAAAATAATAGACAAAAATCCAATCAGCAGTCATTGTAAATGGCACCTAAAGCACCAGAACCAAAATACAGATATTCTAAAGTAGACCCCTCTACTATTAATAGAGGGGGTTCTGGTGGTGTGCGTAAACTAATTGCAGGTAATAATATTGCAATTTCTCCAAAGAAAGGAACTGGAGTAGTAACAGTTAATTCGATTTCTCCATTTGAAGGAGTAGATGGTAAAAAGATAGTAAGCGAATTAACTTTTACCAGAATTTTAATGGAGAAGTTATTTGATATTGAAAAGAAAAATTATGATTTGCTTACAGATAAAATATTAGAAGATGCTAAGAGAACTCAACGAGAAGAGTTACAGCGTAGAGAAGCAAGACAAGAAAAAACTAAGACTTCAAAGAAAGTAAAAAATTCATCTCTTGAAAAGTCAAAGACAAAGATAAAGGGAATTAGTGAGTTCTTTTCTGGACTTGTTAAGTTTTTTGTACAGTATAAAATTGTAGAGTGGTTTGGAAAACCAGAAAATCTTAAAAAGGTTCAAGATTTTGTAAAACTATTCGGAGCAATATTTAAATTCATTAGTGGTATTGTGACCTTTGGTGTTGATGTTTTGATGAAAACATTCAACGTCATATCTGGTGGATTGAATTTATTCTTTGATGTATTTGGAGCAATTAGTAATTTTGTAAAATTTATTTGGGATGGTGGAAAAACTATAATTGATGGTGTATCTCAACTAACAAAAGTATTTGAGATTGTTCCAAAAGCTATATCAAATGTATTAAATTTTTTCACAAATTTAATACCTAATTTTATTGAAGGTGCATTAACAGAAGGATTATTTGGTGCCAAGAAAGATATCGAAAGTGGTGCATCCGAATCTACAAAAGCAGCAAGCACTCAATTAAATCCATCTGAAAAATCTAATACTCCAGGAAAATCTAATCTAGATTTTGGTAAACTTATAGGAAATGCTGGAAAAGGAATTGGTGAACTATTATTAAATGTATTAGTCCCTGGTGCAGGATTAGCAAAGGGTCTTATTTCTTCAGTATCTGGATTTTTTGGTGGAAATAAAGAACTTCCAAAATTAGCAAAGGGTGGAATTGTAACAAAACCAACTGAAGCAATCGTTGGAGAAGCTGGACCTGAAGCTATTTTACCTTTAAGTAAATTAGGAAAAATTGCTGGAGTTCAACTAGGAATTAGTAAAGTAATACCGAAGTTTATGAAACTTCTTACTTTACCATTTACTATTGTTGGTGCAGGAATTCTTGCATTAATATCTTCTTCATTATCAATGATTCCAGGTGTCGGTCCAATTATATCTCCGTTACTTGGAAATATTGCTTCTATGTTTGGAATCCCACCATCTGTAGTTAAGGGATTGAGTAATTTTACAGGAGCTGCAATAAAATCAGTTGGTGGAGGATTGGGTAATATTATTGATGTCTTTGGTAAGAAAGACCCAACTGTTGATATGGGCAAAAGTTCTAAATTTACTCCAAAGAAAGATTATAGTGTTAGAGGACTATTAGCAAACATTCTTGGAGCTTTGATAAGCAAAAATTCAAATAGAATTTCTTCAACTCAAACAACTTCATCCTCACCATCAACTCCTACAGGGGCAGCTCCAGCTCCAACTGGAACCACTCCAACTATGAGTGCCCAGGAGTTTTCTAAATCAGTTTTAGAAAAAGCTTCTGTAACAACAGTTAATGATGGAAGACAAAGTAAAGTAGTTGTTAATACTTCCACTACAGGATTGCAAAAAGTAACTGGACAAAATCCTGGTAAGTATTATTATGATGCATACGGAAATATCTATTCATTAGATAAGGATGAAAAAAGATTATTGACAAAAGAGGATTTTAATGCAGGAGTTGGAGGAGGATTATTTGGTGCTGTTCATTTCTTCCGTAATCTGAAAAATGGAACTGTATCATTAGAAACTCATGCAAATGCATCTGCTGAAGGTTGGTATGATTATGCAGCAAATGCTGTTAGAGAAGTCATAAAGGGTGATGGAAGTAGAAATAATCCAGATAGACTTTCTTGGATACCTGCGAATCAAAGTAAAAAATTCAAAGATGGATTTACAGAATCTACTCCATATGGAAAGAGTACTATAAAAGCTATGAATGGAACTTATGTTCCTGGTAGTGGAGATGGAGATAAAGTTGCAGCTTTATTAGAACCTGGAGAATATGTACTGAATAAAAATTTGGTAAAACATATTGGAGGTCCAGAAGTATTAGACAAATATAATTTTGATATGTTCCCAAGATTTAAAAACTCTGCCAGGAGAGCAATAACAGGTGGAGCAATTATGAGATATGCTACTGGAGGAACTGTAATTGAGTACATAACTGGAGACAGAAAACATCCTGCATATAGAAGTGACCATGGTGGTGGACAATATCATGACCACCTTGCATTCAAGAGCAAGGAAGAGAGAGATAGAGCAATTGATTATTTACAGAAAAAGGGTTGGTATGTAGGTTCTAAAAATGATGGCAGACATGCTGCAGGTTCATATCATTATTCAAACCAAGCTATTGATATTCCATTCTATCCAAATCAATCTAGAAAAGGAGTATCTGATAATGCTGCTGGAGAATCTGCATTAAGTTCTGCTCTCAGAAAAGATTTAAAAAATGCAGGATTTGTTTTTGGTGGACCTGATGTAAGAGAACAAGATTCTAATGTATCTGGAACTGCAGGAACTCAACAAGCTACAATTAACTGGGAAGAAATTGCAAAAGGTCTTGGTGGATTGTATAAATCATTGGCAAGCAGTGGACCACCGAATCAAGAAGTTGGTTCATCTTCATCTCAAGCTGCACCAAAAATGTCTCCATCAATACCTTCTTCATCACAATCATTGAGAACTGTACAGTCAGAAAATAACAGATTAGATTTCCAGAGAAGGGCTTCAATGACAGCACAGCAGAAAGGTGGAAATGTAATTAATTTAGGAAATCCAAATCAAGTAATTCAATCCAGCACAACTCAAATAGCTCCTGCTGGATTAGGCGGAACATTAGCACCAAATCCACTAGTAATATATCCAGCGGCTCCATAATATGAATACTATTACTCCTATAAACAAAAAAGTTTTTACAGAAATTAATAGTATCAGGCTTATTACAAGAGATTTGTATAAGCAAAAAAAGCTCACATATGTTCTGGAAAAGAAACATGTTGCAAATCAAAAGAAGTTAAATGAGAAAAGAAAACTCTCAAGAAGAGAAGAAAGTCAAGAAACTTCAAAATCAAATTTAATACCAAATTTTCTAAAGCAACAAAATTTAGAATCTAAATCATTTCAATTATATGATTTAATTAAATTTTTAGTACTTTATAAAGCAATTGATTGGATTGCCAATCCTAAAAATTTAGCAGCAGTGCAAAATATGGTGAAGGCTATAGCTGGTATTGCTAAAGTCATAAACTTTTTTGCTGGAATTGGAGTAGAAGGTGTATTTGGTGGATTGCACAGTATTTTATTTGGAGGAAGTATACTAGAAAGAATATTTGGAATATTCAAATTAATGGGTGGAATTTTTATTCTGAGAAGAATATTAAAACCACAAGTATTACTTAAAGACTTAAATTGGATATTCAAGAATAGAAAAGGTATACTTGATATATTTAAAAATCTTCGTATTGGAAATTTCAAAAAATCAATCGAGGGAATATTTAAAGTATTCACTCCAAATTTATTCTCTATATTTAAAAAGGGATTAGGACTTTCTATTAAACGTGTAGTATTAAAAGTATTTGGTAAAGGAGGTCTGAGATTCATAACTGCAGTAGCATCTAAATTAGGATTTAAAAGTGCAGAAGCTGCATTAAAAGGTAGTATTCAAGTAGGAGCAAAATCATTAGGAAAATCAATTCCTATTGTTGGTCCAATTATTGGATTGGGTATAAATTTATTATTAGGAGACCCATTAGATAAAGCTGTAGTAAAGCTAGCTGCAACTCTTGCTGGACAAGCAATTGGTGGATTGCTGATGGGATTAATTGGCAGTGTTGTTCCAGTTGCTGGTACTGCAGCAGGAGCAGCAGTTGGCTCTGCAATTGGAGGATTGATAGGAGATTGGTTAGGAGGAGTATTGTATGATGGATTTAAAAATTTAATATCTCCAAAAAATGAACCTGCACTTGCTGTTGGTGGAATTGTAACTAGACCTACTAGAGCATTAATTGGTGAAGCTGGTCCAGAGGCTGTAATTCCATTGCCACAATTATTCGGTGGAAGCATATTTAATTCTACATTTGGATTAATGGGTGCATCTATTATAGGTGGAGTTGATGCTGTACTAAGTTCTATGGGTTCTGTTGGTTCATTAGTGAGACCATTTGCAACTCAGTTATTATCTCCTTATGCTAGAGAATTTGGCGTAAAGCAATATGTTTTCAATTCTGATATTGGAAAGGCTAGTGGTAAAAAGTTAGCCTCAACTGAAGCTTCTGGTGTAGATAGTAAAGAACTTAAAAAAATCATAGGTACAAATACATCACCAAGATTATTAAATTCAAAAGACTCAAATCCAAGAGCAAGATATAATACTGGAAATAGTTTAATTGCATTACTTGGAGATATTTTTAACAATATAATAAATCTAGATTCTACAACTGGAGGCACTGCACCTGGAGGTGGTGGAGTAACTGGGGATACTGGAGACTTGGGAGGAGAGGTTGATTTATCATCTGCAGATGACCAGACATTACTAAAGCAACTTGCACTTGCTGAAGCAGCAGGTGAAGGTAAACTTGGAATGGCATTAGTTATTAATTCTGTTCTAAATCGAAAAAGAATTTTAGACTCTGGAAAATCTCCAAGTTTCTTTGGTGCTAATGACAATACAATTCGTGGAATAATATATGGAGGAAATGGAGCACAATATCAACCAGTTGCAAATGGTTCTATTAATAAACAGTGGGGAGAAGGTTCCTTAAAATTAGCACAAGAAGCATTAGAATTAGCAAGAGATAAAGCAAAACTATCTCGTGCATTAGGTGAAGTTGCAAATAAACAATATCTACTGGGAGCAACTGGATTTAGAGCTGGGTCTGCATTTGATGACCCATCTCAAAATGTTAATGTTACTAAGTATGGAAATCATTATTTCAATACTGCTGGAAATCTAAAAATGAATAGAGGTGGTGTAGTTAATCCAGTGCCATCTCAGAATATTGCTACAAATAAAGGTGGATATGCAGCAGATACTGGTTTAGATATATTTACTCCTATTGGCTCTAGAATTGTTTCTCCAGTATCTGGTGTAATTGAATATGCAGAGAAAGGTCATGTTAGACAAATGGGGCAGGATGCAAATCCAAATA